TGGAAAGGACATGAACAATTAGAAGAATTTAATAAATCAGGTAGATTAAAAGATTATAGACAATACTATACGGAAGAATCAAAGAAGATAGTTGGTTGGTGGTTTAAAAGAGATTTGTAATTATTTGATTATTCCTTTTAATATGGCCCCATCGTCTAATGGTGAGGACGTCGCCCTTTCAAGGCGGAGATATGGGTTCGACTCCCGTTGGGGCTACGGGCAGGTAGCAAAGCGGTTAAATGCACCAAACCGTAAGTTTGGCGTCGTGAGACTACGGTGGTTCGAATCCATCCCTGCCCTCGGGGCTGTAGCTCATTTGGGAGAGCGCTTCCCTTGCACGGAAGAGGCAGCAGGTTCGATTCCTGTCAGCTCCACATGAAAAATCTATCTAGATCTGAAATAAGAGAAATAAAGAATAACCAATCAGAGTTGTATATGGAAAATGATAACTTTAAAGTTATTATACCATATACACATGATGCAGTTAAGATATATGGTAAAGGTACTAGTTGGTGTGTTTCTTGGGCAAAAGACGAAGACTATCAGTTTTATAATAAAACAGGTAAAATTCTTTTAATACTTAAAAAGAATGTTCATATTAAAGATAATACTGAAATAGATGATGTTTGTTATAAAGTATCTATGTGGATGCCATATCAAAAATATTTACCACTATATAGAAATTTTGGAAAAGGTGGTATAGAAGATATAGCTAAAAGATATGAGTCCGATAAAGAGTTATATAAAAGCGTATTAAATGGTTATGTAAATTCGGTTGATGGTATTACTATTCATAAAATAACAGCAGATTTTGAATATTATGATGCTGATGATGCGCATTGTTTTATGCCTGTAAAGTATATAGAAGGAGATAAAGTAGTTTGCATAGATAGAGATTGGGAATTAGATTGGGAAATATTTGATAGTATAAGATATAAGTATGAATATGAGTGGCAATTTGAAGGATAATAATGTGCTGGTGCCGGAGTGGTCTAACGGGGTGGGTTGCAAACCCATTATTCACAGGTTCGAATCCTGTTCAGCACTCATAACTAAGGAGAAATACCAATGTAATATACAACACTAAATATAAGATTAGGGTTTAGCAGTACCAATATATAAACTGTCGGTGTTTAAAGTACACCACAAAATTTAGTGTACGGATGGTATCTAAAGAGGGACGGAGGCGGGAAAAAATTAGCCACTTTAGCTCAGTTGGTAGAGCAGCTCACTTGTAATGAGCAGGTCCTCAGTTCGAGTCTGAGAAGTGGCTCAAAAATAATTAAAAAAAGGCTTGACTCGCATGGTCCAAAATGCCTATATTTAGGTATAAATGAGAGGATATAAAAATGGCACATGAAACAGTAAGAGATTTTGTAAATTGGGAAGATGTCGCTGAATGTGATGATATAGTTGGTGCAGGAAAAGATTTTGATACCGCTGTGTCAAATCTTTTAGAAAATATTGAAGAAAAATTTGTTAAATCATTTCCTAATCATAGGGATATGATATTATCACTTGTGGCTGGTAGGAAATTTGTTAAAGTAGTACACGATAATAGTGTTTGGGGATTTGTTGCTAAAGTAAATGGTTTACATAAAGGTGAACCATATGAAGTTGGTGATGTATTTAAAGCCGCTAGTTGGAAATCACCAGCTAAGTATGTACGGGGTAGTATTTTTGATAGTAATACTGATTGGTATCATTGGACAGGTCCTAATTATTTGAAATGAACTATAGTATAGGAGCAAATAAACCCAAACCCGAATGGGTTAAAAAAAATAAGTCTATGTATGGTAAGAGGATAAAACAACTTGAACATATAATTAAAGATGACTCATATATTCCAAAAGGAAGTACCAATGGTTATCATGATTTTATATTTAGTATGCATCGGGCATTGGTAACTGGTAGAAAAATAACACCAAAGATGGAATCATCTATTACCAATATTGTTAAGAAATATACAGAACATTTTAATAAAGAAAAAGATCCTGAATATAGAAATGAAAAATTAAGGTATATTAATACTACTTTAGAAAAATTAACAGTTATTAAAAACAATTTAAAAGAAGCTAAATACTCAAGATCTTATACAAGTAATAGTTTATACTTCTTAAATTCTATCGAAACACAAGTAAAATCACGTGGTAAATTGACTATAAAACAGAGAAAAGCCCTTAATTCGATGAATTTACAGTTCAAAAAAAGAATTAAAAATAATGAAAAAAAGGCTTGACTCGTATGGTCCTTTATGCGTATGATCAGGTGTAATGAGAGTTAAGTCAATTAAAAAAGAAAAGGATAATAAATGAATAAAGTTGTAGTCAAAATCGAAATGTCGGGAAACCGATATAACGCTTTTGATTCTGATGGTAATAAATACACATCAGAAATTGGTACTGGAACACGTAAAAGAGCATTTGAACAAGGTATGGCTCTTGAACGTCGTGAAGGTAAAACTGGTAAAACCTATTGGTGGAAAGTTCCAATGAGTGAATTTGAAGTATCATCAGTTCCTGAGTTTGATGTTTCTTCGGTAGAAGTACCTGAAGAACATGGTGAGATGTTGAATTTCATTCATAGTTCATATAAACTGAAACCTAAAGGTTTGGTTATGAAGGAACTGAAGTGGAAATATTTAGTTCGTTCAGGTGTTAGAGGTAAGAACATTCTAATGACAGGTCCTGCCGGATGTGGTAAAACATTGGCAGCTAAGTCGTTAGTTAACGCACTTGATCGTCCTGATTTTTACTTTAATTTGGGTGCGACTCAAGACCCTCGTTCCTCTCTAATTGGTAATACTCACTTTGATAAGTCAAATGGTACTTACTTTTCAGAATCACTTTTTGTGAAGGCGATTTCGACGCCTAACTCAGTTATTCTGTTAGATGAGTTAAGTAGGGCTCACCCTGACGCTTGGAATATTTTGATGACAGTTCTTGATGAAGGTCAGAGATATCTAAGGTTGGATGAGGCTGACGGGCAGGCGACGATTAAAGTTGCAAGTGGTGTTACTTTTGTAGCGACAGCGAACATTGGTAATGAATACACTTCTACAAGAGTTATGGATAAAGCCTTAATGGATAGATTCATTATTGTAGAAATGGATGTTCTAAACTCTGATGAGGAATATGGATTGTTACAATATATGTTTCCTCATGTGGATCCTGAGTTATTGAAAGCAGTTGCTGAGATAGCTCACGCATCAAGGTCAGAATCAAAATCAGAAGCAGGTAGGATTTCAAGTGGAATTTCGACAAGAACTTCAGTTGAAATGTCTGGTCTTCTGTATGATGGTTTTGGATTAGATGAAGCGTCTGAAGTTAGTATCTATCCTCAGTATTCTGAAGATGGTGGAATGGAATCTGAAAGAACTTACATTAGACAGTTAGTACAGAAGTTCGTTTCTGATGGTAGTTCTGAAGACCTCTTTAATGAAGACGAAATAGAATCTACAGAAGATTCTGATTCTTAATAATTGACTGACTACTAAAAAACAGCGCCCGAAATAAAATACATTTTCGGGCGTTTGTTTTATATTTATAGGAGACAAAGATATAAGGTAATTATAAATTAAATTAAAATATAGAATGATTTTACTCTCTCATTCCAACGAGCCCGTTCCTCTTATAGAAGTTCGGGCTTTTTTTTAATATAAAGAGGTTTTTTATGAAACAATTAATAAAAGATGTATTAGAGACTCAAGCAGCTAATCAAGTAAATCTATCATCAGATGCTGCACGTGAACAAATAGCTAATGCTATCTTAGCAAAGATAAAGAATAATAATACAGGTTGGACTTTGGATCTTAGTACTTTAGACGGCAAAGCAAAGTTAACACCCGAAGAAATAGAAGAGCAGAATTATAAAGAATTTTGGACCTGTGCAATTTGTGGTGAAGATACTTCAAAAGTAGATTATGATTATATAGGCTCAGGGACTAATCATTTAGGCTGTGAACTAAAAACAGAGCAAGAGATAGAAGAGTTTGTTGAAGATATAGATGAGCAAGCATACGCACAGGGACGTAAAAGTAGTTATGATGGAGATTCACTTCAACAAAAAGAAGATTTTGAGAAAAGATCAACCAAAGATAGACGAAAAGGTGATAGACGAGAAAAGAATTGGGCTCAAAAGAAACATGAAGAAAAAGTTTTTGGTATTGAAGCTGAAGCATCAGCTCGTAGAACATCAAAATCATTTGAAAAAGGTGATGCGTCTTCAATAGCAACAAAAGCTTATGTAGAAATGACTGCTGATGGATTACCTCCTGGTGGAGACGCACAAGCTGTATTAGAATCGCATAAGTTAGCAGAGGAAATAGTAGATAACCAAGAAGGTAAATGGATTTATGAATCTCCTGATGGTGGTAAAACAGTTTTTCGAAGACCATTTGGTGATTATGATATGAAGAATAAAGAAGAAATAAATTGGGAAACGAAACAACCTACAGGTAGAATGTTTACTCAATTTCCATTTCCCTCAGATGAGATAGTGAAAGAGGTGTAAATTGATGGAAAGAAAATATTGGTCTGATTATGATGTGTATATTGAGATGGCACATTCCCATACAAATAGATTAGAAGTAAGTTATTCGGGTTTTATAAGATTTAAAAAAGTAAAAGAAGTAATAAGTTCTATAGCAAATACAAACCCAGACTCTAAACATTTTTTATATGAAGGAGAAATAGTGCCAAAAAAAATTAGTCAAACAGAAGCACTATCTATACTTGATAATATTTATAAAGGTAAGTGGGATAAAACCACTGCGAAATGTATAAGAGTTGCGAATCAAGTAGGAATTGATTTAAGAAAAGAATAAGCCGAAGACTTTTCTTCGGTTAAACGGAGAAGAGTTATGGCTAAAAAAGTAGATGTTAAAGAATATCAATGTAAGTTAATTAAGGTTTTAGATGGAGATACTATAGATTGTTTTATTGATTTAGGTTTCAATCTGAAAACTAAAAAACGTATACGATATATGGGAATAGATACTGGGGAATCAAGAACAAGAGATTTAGAAGAAAAGGCAAAAGGTTTAAAAGCTAAAGCTCGTAATAAAGAATTATTAGAAGGTGGAGTTTTTAAACTTAAATCATTTGGTACAGGTAAGTTCGGTAGAGTGTTAGGTGAAGTGTTTGTGGATCCTGATATTGTAGGAGAACATATTCAAGAGTGCATAGTAAATGATGATAGTGATATTGATTTAGACCATGATGGTTGGGTAAGTGTTAATGATATCTTAATCGAAGAAGGACACGCTTACGAATATCATGGTGGTAAGAAAAAAGATTTCAAAAAAGAAATCAAAGAAGAAAAAGCTAACGCTAAATTAGTTAAAGGTAATGAAGTATGAAAACATTAAAATATTTTTCAGCAACTTGGTGTGGTCCTTGTAAGGCGTTTAAACCTGTTATGAATGAAATTGCATCAGAAGGGCATTTAGTAGAATTTATTGATATAGATAGATCACAGGATGTAGCATCAAAATATGGAATTAGATCTGTACCTACTGTAATAATAGAACAAGGTGGACAAGAAGTTGACAGATTTTCAGGTGCTTTGCCAAAACAATTAGTATTGGAGAAAATAACCTAAATGCCTAGAATTTTTGGTAATGAAGAACCTTCGAAAACAGGTAAGAGTACAAGACAAGGAATGGGTAGAGGAACTAAGTGGGGAACTAAACCTGCTGGTAAAGGTAATAAGAAAGCATTAACCCGTTATAAGAAAAAATATCGTGGCCAAGGAAAGAGATAAAGTCGCAAATAGTTTATGGATAGGTGAGAAATTATTACCACAAAATATAATATCTATAAAATCTTTTTTACAAAATGGATTTGATTATAACTTATATGTTTATGATGAAGTAAAAGATATTCCATCAGGAGTAAATGTTCTTGATGGTAATGATATATTACCTGATTCTGCTATATGGTACTACGGCAAAGGATTTAATAAAGGATCACCTTCAGGTTTTTCAAATGAATTTAGATTTACTTTCCTATATGATATTGGTGGATTATGGACTGATACTGATATAGTTTTATTGAAAGAATTCAATTTAGAACAACCTTTAATTTTTATAAGTCAAGAAAATCCTGATCAAAGTATAATGGCAACTACTTCTTTAATATATTCAAAACATCCAAAATTAGAAATTTTTAAAGATGCTTTAAATGAAATAACTTTTAGAAATAAAGAAAGAATTAAACATGGAGAAACTGGTCCAGATTTACTTGATTATTTAGTAAAGAAATATCAATTAGAAGAATTTGTTTTAGGTTATAATGCGTTTTGTTCAATAGGTTGGCATGAAATAGATAAGTTAATTAATGGAACTAAACTTTCAGAAGAAGCTATAGGATTACATTTGTTTAATGCTAGATGGGAAGCTGATGGAATTGATATTGATAATTATAGTACATCTAAATCTATTCTTACTGAATTGAAGAAAAAGTATTTATGAAATTAAGTAGAGAGAAAAGAAGAGAAGTAGCATTATATCAAAGTGTTTATTTTTATGATAGGAATACAAGATTTAATACTGATATTCATCCAGATGATTTTTTTCATACAACTAAATTTAGATCTTATTTTGATGATGATAATAGAATTAACGGTATTGTTCCTATAAATAAAATAGAGCAATCTATTTTTTTTAAAGATAAATATTATTATCCTAAAACTTATATTAAAAATCCAAAGTTAGAAGGAATTTGGTTTATTAAACCAACGGATGGGTCTTTGGGTAATGATATTGAAATAACCGATGATTTAAGTTCAGTAAAAAATAATAAAAAAGCTATTTATCAACAATCAATTGATAATCCTTTATTACATAAAAATAAAAAAATAGATTTTAGAACTTTTTTATTATTACAAACATTTGAGGGAAAATTTAGAGCATATTTTTATAAAGATTCTATGTTAAGATGGACAACACTTGATTATAAAAAAGATGATTTTACATTGGAACGCCAAATAACAAATTATCTTGCAAAAAGAGATGGTAAATTTTTTGGTAATACTATGGTTAGGGCATATTCTAAACACACATATCATTATTATAAAGAGTTACATGAAACTATGAAAAATATTATTGTAGATATTTCAAAAAGTATTTTTGATAGAGTGAATAATAAAACACAAAGAAATATATTTCAATTGTTTGGTGTAGATTTTATTCCTGATGAAGATAAGAATGTTTGGTTATTAGAAATGAATGGTAATCCAGGTCCTTATTTACATTTAGATAGACCATTAACAAAACAATTAAAGAATTGGACTTTAGATATAGTTGAAGATATATTTGATTTAACAGTATATCCAATGTATTATGGAAGAAAAAAAAAGTTAGGTGAATTTGAATTAGTATTTGAAAAAGATTTACAATTTGAAAAATGGATAGAAGTATGAATATTAACAGAAAAAGAGATAGACATATAGTAGATTATTTAAATAATCATTTTTATTGTAAATTAGGTATATCAAAAGTTCATGGTATAGGAGTTTTTGCATTAAGAGATATACCTGCTGGTATTGATCCGTTTGTTTTACCTAAAAAAGATAGGTTGGTTACAGTATATAAAGCAAGTTTGAAAAATTTAGATGAGAATATTAAAGAATGGTTAGCTGAAAAATTTATAAATGATGATAAAGTTCAAACAATTTTACTTACTGATACTTTACAAAAACAGTTTAAATACTATTTTAATCATAATGAAAAACCAAATTTAGAGTGGAATACACCAAAACATCGCCATCCATGTATGCCACCTTGTCCAAAATGTGGCGGACAAAATTTTATTACATTACAAGATATAAAAAAAGATGAAGAAATTTTTGTTAATTATGCTATTGACACTAATATTTATAATTGACATATTTATACTTAGGAATATGGAGTTAATTAATGACATGGATTAATACTAAAACGGTATTCACTTGGAATACTAAGGACAAAAAGTACGAAGAAACTCTTAATGAGGGTTATGATTATACTGGTCCTACTGCTGAATGTTTTGGTTGTTTTATAGCAGGAACAGCTGTACCTACCTCAGATGTAACATATGAGTTGATAGAAAATTTAAAAGTTGGTGATACAGTACTTACAGTTAATACAAATACAAAACCATTCACATTAGAAGAAAATAAAATACTTGAAATAGCTACACCTGTTCATGAGAATATGGTTGAGATAAAATTTGATGCTAAAATGTTCAAAGATGGTATGCCAACATATAAGTATAGTTTAGATGAAGCAAAACCATCTCCCTCTAAGATAGCAGTTGGTCCGAAGAAATTTCCAGAGTTCTGGCTTGAAGTTTCAGAACTAGATAAACTTTCTGATGATGAGAAAGAAGCAGAGTTTAATAAATATATTGACGCCACTTGGAAGGATTTAGTAAATACAAATACATTTGATCACCCATATTTGGTAAAAAATAAAGGTTGGTGTTCATATAAACCAAGTTTAACTAAAGAAACATATAGTATGGATGTTGGTCAGCTTGAAGTTGGTGATATTTGTTATGTGCTCAATCCTGTAAGGGGAAGAAGTCCTTTTACTGAGGTAAAGATTGTTAGTATTGAAGAAAAAAATGAAGAAACCCAAACATATAACTTAGCTAGTGTTGAAAATAATCATAATTATTTAGCTAATGGTGTATTAGTTCACAATAAAGAAAGTTTGGGTGGTGAAGATGTAACTATTTTAAGTAGTTCTGTTGACCACGCTGATGGAGAAGTACATGCTTCTATGTCAATTGATGATAAAGTTTTAGCAGCTAGTATTTCAGGTTTACCTGATACAGATGTAGCATCAGAATTTTTATTGTGGGAATATACGGGCAGTGATATTGCTTCTCAAATTACATTAGTTACTGCTTCAGTTGATTATATTATGTCTTCTTCTCGTAACAATTGGTTAAATATTGATTGTAAAAATGGTAGATCTGATACTTTTAGAATTACACCTGGACACCCATTATTAGTTAAGAGTGAAAGTTATGGTGAGGGATATGGGCTTCCTGGTTCTACAGGATCAGCAGCACTTACAGGATCTGTTTGGTATTTTGATTATGCAGGAGACATTAATACAAATTATAAACTTTTAAGTTCTTCATTGGAAGAGGTAGACATTGAATCAATTACACCATATAGTGCGTCTGAATCGTCTAGCTTTTTTAGATTTGATATAGAACCACAGGATACATATTTCGTAGATCACATATTAATACATAATTAGAGGTTACATGATATTAACTACTTCTTATACAAGTCCACCTGGATTTGGTCATAGAATTTTCGTTTGGGAATATCTTTATTTAATTAATCAATATAATGATTTCAAATTTGATTTAGTTTTATCCGATAGTGTTTATGAGGAAACTAAATATTTAGATTTTCCAAAAACAAAAATAGTGTCGGATGATAGATATACTACTAAGAAATTTAGAGCGAAAAAAATCGTAGCTGAGATATTAGATAAACAATTAACTTCACACGACCATATGCTCAAAGATTGGGATTGTTGTTATTACCATAACGAAAATATTTTTATACCTGATATAGATACTCTTAGACCAATTCAAGAAATTCAAATGAAAGACAAAAAACTATTACAGAAAATAAAAGATACTGTTAAAGATTGTATTGGAATTCATGTGAGACGGGGAGATTTAAAAGATGATGGTAGTGAGAATTATAAAAAATGGTTAAATAGAGATAATAACAATTGGAGATATGCATACTTAGAAGATAATTATTATCTTACAAGATTAGAAAATCATCCAAATAAAAAATTCTATTTAAGTTCAGATGCTACATTAGAAGAATTAAAATTTATTACAGATAACTATGATGTTATTATGAGTGATGATATTTTAGGAGAAAAAAAAGAAAGAATTAAATGGGGATTTAATGACAACTATTATATGCATGGTGGTCCTAAAATAGATTTACATTCAATAGTAGATTTGATGGCACTAACATATTCTAAAAAATTTATTGCAAGTAATTCTATGTGGAGTGAATTTATTTCAAATTATAAACAAGATAGTTGGAATAATACAGATACTATTTATCCAACAAGATGTTATAAAGTTGCACCAAGAGAAGGATTATATTATTTGGATTACGGATTTCCGTCATCTATGTTACACTCATGAGTTTATATAAACATCCAATAAAATTCGATCTAGATAAATTATTAAAAGAAAAAGACTATGCTGAATCAGTAGTTACATATGATTCAGGATTTAGAAATCATTGTATATCTTTGTTAGGTAGAAAAGAAGAAGAAATGGAAGGTTGGAATCTTTATTTAGCAGAAATGAATAGGCATAGAATATGGAAAGATTATAATAGACAAGTGAATGTATTATATGATACAGAAATCTTACAAGATATTCCTTTTGATAGAAAACATTTACCTTATATGAATAGTGTATTTGATATATTTAATGAAGGAACTGAAGTTTTAGTTGCTAGATTAATTCGAAGAGAATCACATTCTTCATACGGCATACATAGAGATTATGGAAAAGGTATGGAAGAACTTGAAGATTCTAAGAAGATGATGTGGAGATTTCAGATTCCACTTATATCAAATAAAGACTGCTACTTAATTATTTTTAAAGATCATGTAGTTGACAAATGGAAAGAGTTATATGGTGAATATCAATTAGAAGATTTTTTAGATAAACCATCTGATGATTTTCAGGTTCATCATTTAGAGGATGGTTATTTATATCACTTTAAAGTTTGGAAGTATGCACACACGGTATGGAATATGGGGGAAACAGATAGATATACATTAGTAGTTGATACAATACCAAATGAGTGGATAGAAAATTGGGCAAAGGAAAATTTAAATGAAGTTTTACCTTCATAAAGATATTTTATATGAAGATCAAGCGTGGAAAACTGTTAAGTTTTTATTAGATGTAAAAAAAATATCTAATGAGGTTGTAGATATGCACAATATAGAATCTATAAAGCAATTAAATGTTTCAAGTGATGATATATGTTTTGCTAGATTTGGTCATCATTTTGATGATAAGATAGCAACTAATAAAGCATATGATGTATTAACTCAAAAATTTAATAAAATATATCCTTCAAAAGACGCATATTATTATTATGATGATAAATTAAAGCAATATGAATTTATGTTAGAAAATGATATACCTTGTTTGAAAACATATTATGTAGGTAGTAAAGAAGAGATAGAAAAATTAAATATAAAATTTCCTATAGTTACTAAAAAAACTTGGGGGGCTGGAACTGAACAAGTTAATAAGTGGGATGATTATGAATCTATTGTTGATAATAAAGATACTCGAAGTTGGACAGGGGGATCTATATTTCCATGTTTAGTTCAAGAATATAAAGATGTAGATTATGATATTAGAGTTAGAATTTTAAACTCTAAAGTTTTCTTTACTAAAAGAATGCACGAGTTTAAAACAAAAAATAAAGATAATTTTCCATATGGTACAAAAGAGATTCTTAAAAAAGATAGAATAAAATATCATTTACCACCATATGAAGTTCCTGTAGCATTACCAATAAATGATTTAGCAGAAGTAGAAGATATTATACCTATAGTAGAAAAATTACATAAGATTCAAAATGAAAAATTGAATAGTAATTTTGTGGTGTGGGATATTCTTAGAACAAATGAAGGAATAAAAATTCTTGAATTTAGTCATGTTACAGTATATAAAAGTTTTCCACAAATTTATTATGATATAGAATATAAAGAAGCAAATAAATTAACAATAAAAAATCGTGAACATTTTTTTTATTTGTATAACGAAATATTAAAAGGATTAATATGAAGAAAGTTATTATAGTTGGTGGTGGATTTGCAGGTTACTTAACAGCGTTGTTTTTAAATAAAAAATTTCCTAAATTAAAAATTGATATAATAAAATCATCAGATAAAGAACAAATTTCTGCTGGAGAACAAACAGGCAAAGAACAACTACAATTGTTTTTTGAATCATTAGGAATTGAAGAAACTGAATGGTTTAGTAGAACAAAATCTTTTTTAAAAATAGGTAATTCTTTTGTTGGGTGGGGAAACCGTGAAAATTTTGATCCTCGAGTTGGTGGACCAGATGTAGTTAATCATAGTTTTGTAATGGAAAATAAATTATTACCTTTACTTAGGAATGGTGGTGGTATGAAATCCGTAAAGGATTCTATGAAATATAATGATAAGTTACATACTGAATTATATCAAAATAGTTTTTTAGAAACACCCATAGATAATACGGATGATTATATAGATAGTTTTAAAAAACACTTTAAAAATAGTTTTTTTAATAGAAAGAATAATAGAGCCATAGCTCATATGCATGATTGGTTAGAGATAGGTAAATTTATAGAAACTAAGTTTGATGATAATGTTAAAATAATTACTGATCATATAACTGATGTGGTTGTAGATAAAAAAAATAATACTATAGAATATCTTGTTAATAAAGATAAAGAAAAGATTAAAGCAGATCACTACGTAGATTGTACAGGTATTAGTAGAATTTTGATTTCTAAACTTAGTAAAGTTGTAGATATTAGTGATGAATATCCTGTAAATAGTGCCGTATTTGGTCCAGTAGAATATATAGATAGAACTAAAGAGATGGTGCCAACCTTATATACTACTGCTTTTAAAAATGGTTATTCATTTAAAACACCATTACAACATAGGATAGGAACAGGATATGTCTATTCAGATAAGTATATTAGTAAAGATGAAGCAATAGATGAGATAAATGATTATTGGGATGGTAGATTTAAGTCAGATCAAGTTAATCATTTAAAATGGACTCCATCTTATGTAGTTAAACCTTTTCAGAAAAATTGTAGCGCTGTAGGATTAGCAGGACAATTTGATTGTCCAATGGAATCTACAGTATTTACTCAGATATCAACTGCTCTTCAACAATTAGGAAATTATTTAAATAGAGATAATAAATTATTATACATGAATCGTTCTGATATAAGAGATGAAGATATGTTAAATTATTGTAATACTTGGACTGAATATACTTTTCATAATACAAGACATTTTAAACAAATGATGTTTTATACTACAAATAGAGATGATAGCGAATTTTGGAAGAATATTAAAACACTTAATTATTCTGATATTTTTTATAAAAAATTAAGTTTCTTTTTAGACAATTCATTTGATTATATAATAGAAAATAGAAATAAGTTTCCTGATTATACTCCACCAACAAATTTTAATATTAATGAAGATAGATTTTGGAGAGTATATCAAAAAGGATTTAAAGGATATTTTGATTATATGGGAATAAGGGGTGTAGGACATAGTATGATATTAGATGTTCATAATTGGTTAATGATTCTTGCGTATAAAAAATACATTTAACCTTATCTAATTAGAAGAGTCTAATATAGTATGATAGATACAGAAAAATTTATAAAAAACCTACATAAAGAAATAAAACGTAGAAAAGAACGTAAACAACGTGTATTCAATACTATTTATTTAGTAGGAGTGTTTATCTTTGATTTTATAATAGACACAGGAGAATGGATATGAAAAAATATTTATTAATGTTTGCTTTTATTTTACCATTAATGGCTCAAGAAGTTGAAGTTAAAGAAACAGATGGTAAGACAGAAGTTACCGTTAAGAAACAACACGATAAGAAAAAATGGGATCGTGGCAGTATGAAGCGCGGTATGGACAGACGTGATAAACGAATGATGATGGCTAAACGAAAAAAGATGCAAAGGAAGAGATTCTGGCGCTCAGCAGTTCGTGTAGTTGTTATTGGTGGAGTAGCTTATTATGTTGGATATACTCAAGGCCAAAAGCATGAACATAAACGTGGTTGGAATAAAAAACCATATATGGGTGATAGAAAATAATGAAACTTAAAAAAATATTAATGAGTTGTGTATTACTTTTTGGGAGCTTGTCTCTATCGGGATGTTATACGCAACTCTCTATGTTTTATCCTGAACCAGAAATCGAAAATGATGATAGTGAACAGTTCTACGAAACTTATTCAAGAGCAGTTCCAAGACCTCTTAACGTAGGTATTTACGCACAAGACGGAGCAGGAACACCATTGAGTTTAGCTTATAGTTCAATGTATAATAGATTTCAACCATACTATGGATTTGGTTATGGTTATGGTAGAAGTGGGTACTATAATAGCTATGGAACTTATTATGGATATGATTCGTATCTAATAGGTGGGTATACAATGTATGTTCCAGTTAATACAGGTGAAAGAAAACCAAGAACATTTTCTACAAGTAGAGATAGTGATGGTTCACCTGGAACAAATTTAAATGTTACAAGAACAAGAAGTTCCAACACTTCACAATCAAGTAATAGTGGTTATAGTAATAGTTCGAATGTATCAAGTACAAGAAGTTCTTCAGGGCGCTCGTCAAGTTCTTCCTCAAGTTCTAATTCAGGAAGAAGAGTAACCAAGAGGAATTAATATGATATTAGAATTATTATTTAGCTTTGTACTCTTTATTACTGGTGGACATTTAATAGATACTAAATTTAAAGTACATCATTATAGTGATGAGGATTATAAGGAAATTTTCTTTCTACAAGCTAAAAAGGAAATTTCTAAGGAATGTATAAAACACTCTGTAGTGGAAACTATTACTTATAAAAATAGTTATCGTGAAGGTAAGCAACAGAGGGATTATACAATATCTAATCCATATCCAATACAAGATACACCACAACAAGATACTTTTAATAGTCAAAGGAGAAATTAGTTATGAGTAGTTTAGCAAAAATAATTGGAGCTATTTTAGCTGCATTAGGGTTAAGTTCTTTAGTATCAGGAAAGAAAAAAGCTGCAGTTAAGAAGATAGATGCCAAGAAAAAAGTTGTAAAGAAAAAAGTTAAAAAAATTGATAAGGAACTAAAACAGGTTAAGAAAGCACAAACAAAAGCTAAAAAACCTACTAAGAGAAAAAAAGTAAAAGACTCTGATAAGTTTCTGAAAGATTTTGCAAAGAAAAAATGAAGAAAACAAAAATGATTAGTTGGGTTGTTGGTTTCATGTTATTTTGTGGATGGGCCGATTTAGTATGGGGTCAAACAACTTTAACTAAAGAACAAGCAGACAATCTTGCAAATAATATACAAGAGTTACAAATCAAAGCGGATTCTCTATCTACTTCAGATAGCTTAAAGACTATTGAAATAGATTTACTTAATGAGAAAATTGATTCGTTAGAAGAAGATTTAACTCTTACAGAAAAGAAAGCTAAGTTAGTTAAGCCAAGTTGGTATGAGAATAAGTGGTTATATTTCGGATATGGTTCAGTACTAACATATGCAGTACTTACACTTGTTGAACAAGCTGGTCACGCTATAAATATTTTTTAAATATTTCTTTCCCTTTAATATAATATTTTTCATATACACTTAAAATCTTTTCAGGAAGATTGTGTTTTAAGCAAGCATATAAAGTTAAAACAACAATTAACTTTTTTATATGAGGATTTGGTGGCAAAGACATTTCTACTGCCATAATTATACAGATTAGGATCATCAATGTCCAACGTATTTGCTCTTTTAGTATGTGAAAATTCAATTTTTTTCCTTTTTTTTTAAATAAAATGTATTTTAGACTTTTATGTTTATATATATACATATAAAGTTTTTTGAAAATTTGAAATGGGAACGCATCAGCAGGCATGTTGATGTGGGGTTGACTGAATAACAGGTTGTGTTAAAGGCTTGTAATGTATCCTAATCCCTCTTGTGGTAGAGGAGTATTCACCTAAATGTTGGTAATACTGAAAGACATTTCGTGCGGGAGTTTGAGTCAATATAATTAGAAAAAGAAGCCTACTTTTTCACTTCATTGGGAGTACCCGAAAGGAAATCTCCCTGTAAACTGACCGAATAAACTTTTCTTTGAGAGTTAAGGTAGTTGTTTAGAAGTTGTATTCGCCTCAACGGTGTTAATAGCATTGAGAGAGAATCGAAGTAACTTTCGGAAATAACGTGTGAAGCTATAAAATCAGAGTGATTCAATGCGAAATGGCATTTTCGCACCCCCAAAATTTCAAAACTTTTTTACGAGGAAGCCTCTTTATTCTCACTTTTATTATTTTAAATTATACTATCGAATATATGCTTCCTCAAACTTTTAATATGAGGCTCGAAAATTTTTAGTTTCCACTTGAAATAAACAACTTAAAAATGAGGGCCTCATATTTTTTAAAAAAAAATGTATTTTTATGAAAAAACATTATATTTATAAGTAATAAAGGTTTGATATCGCTCAATTGAGGATATCAATGTTTGACTAAATAGTAAACAAAACAGGAGAAAACAATGACTAAAATCGCATTTCGTACAAACATCCCTTACTTCGATAGGGATTCTTTTTTGACCCCGTTTGATAAAATATTCGATCAAATGGTTGAAACTCATTATCCAGAAATAACAAAATCCGTTGGTGTAAAACCATATGGTAATACTGCATATCCAAAAGTTAACGTATATGAATACGACGACAAAGTGGGTATTGTAGCAGAGATTCCTGGATTAAACAAGAAACAACTCAAAGTAGATGTTGAAGATGGAACTCTTACAATATCTGGAGATAAACACGGTTCTTTAATGAAAGATCAAGGTGCTAGAGTTATCCGTAAGGAATTAAAGCAATCTTCATTTAAAAGACAATTTGAATTGGGTGAGTTGTTAGATGGTGAGAACATTTCAGCCAATTTTAAGGATGGAATTTTATCTGTCTCAATTCCTAAGATGGAGCAGGAACAACCGAAGAAGACTACTGTAAAAATATCCTAAATGAAGGAAATGATACGCATCGGAGATGATGTGTATGTTCTACTTGGAACTGTATCGGTAAGTTCTGGTTACACAATTGATGAACTAAAAAATATGTATTCACTTGCGGATACAGTTCTGAGAAAGAATGATTTGTGGTATATTACCCATAAAACCATAGTTGCTGAATTTGAAGATATTATAGATAAAAAAGACAGTTAAGTAAATATATATTCTATTTATAATTGTATTAATAAACAGATATTAAAGGAGAATTTTGTGGATGATTTTTTTGATAAATTATTTCAAAAAATAGCAGAATTTCATGAAAGAGAAATTCATATGAGTCAATCTTTAGCAGAGAATGATGAAGACATACCAATGTATGTTTTAGAGAAGGCAAGACAAGATTTTCATCTTAAAGAATATTTGTGGTTTAATAGAGATAAGATACCTAGTGCATAATAACATTAAGGAGTTACATGAAATATCAACGTACTGTAGAAGAAAGACTTGATCAATTATTACAAGTTATTGAAAGACTCATTGAAAGAGTAACAGATAATACTATTGATAGAGATGATCTTTCTAATCAATTAAGTAATTTACATGAAAGATTAGAACAAGTACATGGGTTAGTAGAATTGGAAGATGAAGATTAGAGAACTAAATATTATATGCTTGAACGATTTAAAAACTTTAAATTATTAATCGGTATATCTGCTTTAACAGTAGCAGGGTCAGCAGCGTTCTTTTCAGTATTTGGTTTATCAAAGTTATTTTCAGGAGCACAAACTTCAGTAATTATAATGGCAGGTTCATTAGAGTTTACTAAACTTGTAGCCGCTTCATTTTTATATCAGTATTGGTATAGAGCCAGTAAGATATTAAAAACTTATTTGGGTATTGGTGTGGTTACTTTAGTGTTAATAACTTCAGCAGGTATATTCGGATATCTATCAAATGCCTATCAAGGCGCAACAATTAATTTCGAAAAACAATCCACAACTTTATTATATAAAGAAGATAGATTAGAACAATTAGAAGATGATAAAACTTATCTAAAAGAAGAGTTAGAACAATCTATTGCTTCTTTACCAGAAAATTATATTACAGCAAAAAGAAAACTTCGTGAAGATTATAATCCAAAAGTATTAGCAGTCAATGATGAGATATTAAAAATTAAACAAGAGATTGGTGATTTAAAAGTTGAATTAATAGAAACTGGGGTGGATGTGGGTCCCGCAATTTATTTGGCAAGAGTATTTGGAACTGATGTAGATACAGTTGTAAAGTTCTTTATATTCATTTTAATTTTTGTATTCGATCCAATGGCATTAGCTATGGTATTAGCATGGAATACTGCACTTGGTAGAAGAAGTTTTGAAGTATATGAAGAGGGTGATAAAAAGGAAAAAGAAAAGGGTGATAAAAATAAAAAAGAAAGAAAAGTCCTAACAGGCCCCGAATTTGATGATAGACCACGAAAGGGAAGTGTAAAAATTGTATAATAAAAATTTCACATACCGCGGGGGTGATAACCGAAAACAGGCAGTTGACGCACCTGTAGAAAAATGCGTCTTACACTAAAAAAAAACGAGGAGACGTTTCATGAAAAACAAACGTAATCTAATCTCATTGGTAATAACATTTCTAATGCCTATGTTCATTTATGGACAAAGTGTTAGTGGTACGGTTGCTGATGAGGCAGGGAATCCTTTGGCTGGAGCTAATGTAGTTGTACAAGGAACTGATTTGGGTGCCGCTTCTTTGGAAGATGGTACTTATTCGATTAAAATCGGAGAAGGTTCACATACACTAATAGCTTCTGTTATCGGGTATGAATCATCTTCACAAACAGTAGATGTTAGTGGAGATATTAGTCTCGACTTTAGCTTAGCGGTTTCCGCAGTCGAGATGTCAGCATTGGAAGTTTTGGCTTCCCGTGCAGGCGAAAAAACACCTGTTGCTTATACTACGGTAGAAAAAGCAGATATGGAATTCCGTCTTGGTAGTCAAGACCTTCCAATGGCGCTTAATCTAACACCATCAGTATATGCTACGCAACAAGGTGGTGGTGCGGGTGATGCTCGTATCAATGTTCGAGGTTTTAATCAACGGAATGTAGCAGTAATGATTAATGGAGTACCACAAAATGATATGGAAAACGGTTGGGTTTATTGGTCCAATTGGGATGGTGTAGCAGATGCTGCACATTCTATCCAGATGCAACGTGGTTTAAGTGCTGTTAATTTAGCTACACCTTCCATTGGTGGAACTATGAACATAATTACAGACCCTACCTCTCACATAAAGGGTGGTAAGGTAAAACAAGAAGTTGGTGCTGGTGATTTTCTTAAAACTACAGTAAACTATAATACTGGCTTGATAGGTGATAAATTTGCCTTGAGTGGTACAGTAGTACGTAAAACTGGTGGTGGAATCATTGACAAAACGTGGACAGATGCTTGGGCATATTACTTTGGTGCAAGTTACGCACTAAATGCTGATAACCGATTTGAATTATACGCAATCGGTGCGCCACAGCGACACGCACACAATCTATATAAACAGAATATTGGTGCATATGATGCTGATTTTGCTGCAAGTATAGATGGATATGATACTGAAGCACTTGGTGAAGATGGTAAGTTCAAGGATGTTGGACGTACATTTAATCAAAATTGGTCTCCAGTAGACCCATCATATACAGGTAAACAATACTATTATATGTATGGTGCTAAAACAGTAGCAAGACACGATCCCAACTTTATTAACGAAAGAGAAAATTTCTTTCACAAGCCTTTAGTAAACCTAAATCATTTTCTAACTATTAATGACAAAACAATGTTAAGTTCAGTATTGTATTGGAGTGGTGGTTCAGGTGGTGGTACAGGTACTTATGGTAGGATTCCTACTATGGATGCTGATGGTAATCTTGGTGATGATGACTATAAATTTTATTATGGTCGTTCTCCCTGGACACGTGATTGGAATGCTCTTATCGCTATGAATAGTGGTGATTCTGATACAGTTTATGTAGACAAAAGAGTAATCACACGCACACATGGTATTGATAATAATCAATCTGTAGGTATTTTGAGAAATAGCATTAATCGTCAGAATACATATGGCCTTATTTCTAAACTTAATTATGATGTAAGTGATGAACTTCAATTACAATTAGGTATAGATTGGAGAACTGCTGGTATAGAACACGCACGTGAAGTACGTGATCTAATGGGTGGTGATTATTATGTGGATTATGCTGATGATAATGTACCTGATGGTAAAAGAGTTGGATTAGGTGATATAATCGCTTATCATAACTCAACCACAGTTGATTGGTTAGGTGGATTCTTACAAGGAGCTTATGCTTCAGGTCCACTTTCAGCCTATGGTATGGTAGGATTATCACAGATTGGATATTCATATCAAGACCATTTTACTGTAGCCGATGAGAAGATTGTAGCAGATCCTATTTCCACTTTACAATGGAAAGGTGGGGCAATGTATGATGTTACTGATAACGTTTCAGTTTTTGGTAATTTTGGTATTGTTGAAAAGCCACCAATTATGGATAATGTAATCTATTATGATGGTACGGTTGCTTCAGATCCTGCAAATGAAAGATTTGTAAGTTCAGAAGCTGGTGCTCACTACGCGACGGATAAAGTAGCAGTTAAAGTGTCTGCATATAATACAGATTGGAAAGACAGAAACCTTACCAAATCTGTAACAAGCGGACAAGGTTCAAGCGGTGATACTGATGTGATTTTCCTTTCGGGGATAAATCAGAATCATAAAGGTGTTGAAGTTGAAGCTTCTACACAAGTACTTGATGTACTTAACTTACAAGCTATAGTAAGTCTTGGTACTTGGAAGTTTGTAGGTGATGCAGCAGGTAACTATCAAGAAGATGAGTTTAACGAAGAAGGTCAAGTTATCGGACAGACAACTACACCTTATTCTTACGCACTTGATGGTTTGTTTGTTGGTGATATGCCTCAAACATCTTACGCACTTGTTGGAACGCTTACACCAATTAAAGGTCTAAAAATGCAAGCAGTATACAAACAGTATGATAATAATTATGCTGATTGGAGTCCTGACGCTCGTGAGTATGATGGCTCAGATGCTGGTGCAGATAGAGAACAAGTATGGATGGCACCTGGATATTCCAGAGTTGACTTACATGCTTCATATGCTCTACCTTCAATTGGTGGTATGGATTTTACCGCATTTGCTCATGTATTTAATGCAACAGATGCAACATACATTCAAGATGCAGTAGATCATAGTCAGTATAATAGCTACGGAGATAAAACTCACGCAGCACACAACGCTGAAGTTTTTCTTGGAACACCAAGATACTTTAACGCAGGAATTTCTGTAAATTTCTAAAATAGTATAATATGTGGGGGCTGGGGAAACTGGCCCCCCTATTTACTATGTTAAAACAGAAAGATATACCAAATAAAGATTTTGATTGTAATCCAAAAGGTGATTGTTGGTGTAGAAAAAAACCATTTCCACAATTACCATATTCAGGATCTATTACTTTTATAGGTGATGCACCCGACATATGTTATTCACCAAAAGAGCTAGAATTAATCATTAAAGAGCAAAAAAAATAATTAAAAAAAGGCTTGACTCGTATTGCATTTTATCCTTATGATCAGGATGAAAGGGAAATTATGAGAATATACGACAAATATGATGCAGTGAAAAAAGCGGCATCTTCTTTACGATCAGAAATGAATCGTATTCTAAAACCCAAAGGGTTTAAATTAAACATAAAAACAAATGCAAATTATTACTATAAATATGAGTTAATTGCTACGATTTGTACACCAAATTGGTTCGATGATTATACTGATCCTAATGACCGATGGTCAGTAACGCCTAAATTAGAAAGCCTCAGGGATTCCATTACAAAGCGTTTTATACACATATTACACGATATAGTTAAGGATATGGATGAAATTACAGATTGGGTTGAAGAAGATGATGTTAGTGCTGATATTAGGTTTAGTTACAACGTAGGTAGTTGGTAATGGCTGATTTAAGATTACTCAGAGATAATTTTATGGAGTTTTTTATAGGTATTATGAGTGTTTGTTTATTGAGTAGTTTAATACCATTAGTATTCTATATAATGAGACTTATTAAGTGAAAAAAATAATTAAAAAAAGGCTTGACTTGTATGGTCCTTTATCCTTATATTTAGGTACAAAATGAGTGATAAAGAAAAAGTTCTGAAACATTTTAATCCCATGAAACTTCGTGAAAAATATAGTGCGAAGAATTTTTCTAATAATAGAGGAAATAATTATTCTTCATTTTGGTTAGATAATGATTGGGATAGGTCATCTTCATTTTTTGATGATGAAGAAGAAAAACCTAAAGGACCAGATTTAATTGCATTAGCATCTTATAGAAGAGCTATTGCAAATTTTGTTAATATTGTAACAAGTAAAAATATTCCTGTTACTTTTAATTCAAGTGGAGATTCTTATACTGATGGTAAAAAAGTTGTTATATCATCGAAGTTAGATGATAAACTATTTGATAGTACAGTTGGATTAGCACTTCATGAAGGTTCTCATATTTTACTTTCAGATTTTGATTTTTTGAAACAACTTGAAGTTAATATTCCTAAAGAATATTATGATAGAGGTTTTGTTAAGGGTTATAATCAACATGAAGTTAAAGTTCATATTAAAAACTTATTAAACTTTGTAGAAGATAGACGAATTGATTATCATATCTTTAAAAACTCTCCTGGTTATAAAGGTTATTATCATTCAATGTATGATAAATATTTTAGAGCTAAAGTTGTTGATAAAGCATTAAAATCTGATGAATATACTGATGAGAATTGGGATTCATATATTTTCAGAATTATTAATCTTACTAATACAAATACTAATTTAAAAGCAGTTAAGGGTTTAAAAAGTATTTGGAAAGTTGTTGATTTAAAAAACATTAATAGGTTAAAAAATACTGAAGATGCTTTTAATGTGGCTCTTGAAGTTTATAGTGTTATTTTAGATAATGTTCCTGATGGAAATGAAAAAACTAATAAAGATACTGGCGAAGTTTCTTATGAAAGAGCTGATGGAAGCGGTTCTACAGAAGGAAAAAATTCAGATTCTTCTGAAAACGCTCCTGAATCAAAAGAAATGTCAGATAAAGAATTTAAAGATTTTCTTGAAGCGGTAGAAGAAGGTAATACAGATTTTAATGAATCTTCAATGAGTGGTGGTAGTGGTTCTGATGAAGGTAAGGAAAGTGGTAAAAAAGTTGGTGGTAGTAAAGTTTCTAATTCATCAAAATCTTCTGATGAAAGAACTCTTTCAGATTCACAGAAAAAACAATTAGAAAAAGCTATTACAAAACAAAAGAAATTTATGGAAGGTGAAATAACCAAAAAGAAAGTTTCTAAAAAAGATAAAGCTGCTATTGACGCCATAGAATCAGCAGGAATGAGTTATAAAGAAGTTGGTAAAGATTATAAAGAAAATTCTTATAGTGAAGGTGTTTCTAAAACCAAATGTATTGTAGTTAAAAATCTTACTAAAGAACTTGTAGATAGTAGTACTATTGATATGTTGAGAAAATATTATTATAGAGAAGAAGAACAAGACGAAAATATTTCTGAAGGTTTAAGACTTGGAACTATTCTTGGTAGAAAACTTTCTGTTAGAACTGAATCAAGAGATACTAAGTATACAAGAAAGAATACAGGAAGAATTGATAAAAGATTAATTGCTGAATTGGGTTTTGGTAGTGATAATGTTTTTAGTCAAACTTTCGTGGATAGTTATCCTGACGCTTTTCTTCACATTTCAGTTGACGCTAGTGGTTCTATGGGTGGAGATAAATGGAATAAAACTATTAAGTCAGTTGTAGCGATGGTTAAAGCTATTGATATGATTGAGGGTGTGGATGTGGTTGTTTCTTTCCGTTCTACTCAGAGAAATAGTTCGAATAGAAGAAGAAGTAGTAGTAGTGGTGATTATCCTATTATGTTAATCGCTTATGATTCTCGTAAAGATAGTTTGGTTAAAGTTAAAACTTTATGGAAATATATTTCAATTTGTGGAACTACTCCTGAAGGATTATGTTTTGAAGCGGTTATGGATGAAATGGTAGAAGGTATGAATGATAGAGAATCTTACTTTCTAAACTTTTCAGATGGAATGCCAATGTTTAGTAATGATGAAGTTAGTTATTATTATGATTCGGCTTTAAATCATACTAAGTCAATGGTAAAGAAAATTAAAGAACGTGGTGTTCAGGTTCTGTCTTATTACATTGGAGATTCTTATGATAGACGGGATAACATGAAAGATTTTAAAACAATGTATGGTAAAGATTCACAATTTGTAGATGTAACTTCCGTAACGGCTGTTGCAAGAACAATGAATAAAAAATTCTTAGAAAAATAAAAAAAGGAAATAACATGGAAAGACTAAAAGAGTTTGGAACATTATTATTTATGTTTTTTGTATTTTATGTTTTTATAGTTATTGGAAACGTGTAGGAGTTAAAATGACAAAAGAAGAGATTCTAACAGAATTAGAATCAATTGGTTATCAACTAGATTCAACATCTAATGGTTTTGTTGAAAATGATTCTGATTTAAGTGGTGCAAAAACTGATTTAAATTGTTTGATTGACAATTTAGAAAAAAAAGTGATCGCAGAAAATTTAAAATATGAAGATATTCAGATAGATGGGTGCTGATATGAGATTACCAAGTAAAAAAGAAGTAAAAGCTATTAAAGAATCTAGTAGAAAAAAAGTTTATTCGAAATCTGATAAAGTTGTAGCACAGATGGAAGAAGAATGGCCAGAAATGACTAAAGAGTTTAAAAGATTACAACATGAACAATATGTGTTGTTCTTACATAAGCAACATGATTATGGTCCAGGTAATATAAGTGTTGGCACACAATTAAAAACAGCTGAAGATATTAAACTATCTTTAATGGGTTTGTGGTTTAGAATGAATGATAAGATTCAAAGATTGAAAACTTTATTGATGAGTGGTAGAAATAATGCAGTAGAGGGCGAACCTATGGAAGATGCTTTTCTCGATGTATCTAATTATGGTATAATGGCAACAATTGTAAAAAATGGAAAGTGGGGTAAATAATGGTACGTAAACAGAAAATAACATATCATAGTTATTATGAAGGTAGTATAAGATATTTGGCTTGTAGTGTATGTGGACATTATCAAAGTGTGGGTGAAGAAGCAGTTGCAGTAAAATGTAGTAATTGTACTGCAAGATATATGATGTCTAAGTTTCCACCTGAAGAAAATAAGTCAACATATAAACCTACAGGTCGTCCACCAGGATGGCATTGGATGGCAGAGTTTGTTGATAAAGATGGTAATGTATTTCATAGAGGTAAAGAACAACCTAAGTTAAAAGGTACTTTAGCGCCAACTAAAGTGAAAGAACCAAAGAAAAAAACTAAGCGTCGTTCACAGGATGAGATACTTGTAGCAAAGTATAAAGAAAAACAAGCATTGAAAAGAGCAATTAAGAAACAGAAGAAGTTTCTTAATCATGATATAGATAAGAATAAATAATGACAAAAGAAGAATTACAATTGTCGTGGACTAAATCACAATATAATCCTATGTCAAATAATGAGATTCTTATAGATCAGTTGTTGTTTGAAATTGCTAATGATTCAAATTCATCTTCTTTTAGAGAAGGAGTAACCAAATTACAATTAGGATTATTGAAATCGGAATCAAAGCATGGGTATGATGATGATTTTTCAGCTATTGAAGTGAAACCACAAAACTTTTCTGGTAAAAGTAAAGTTAATGGGGCTGGAAATTTTAATGATATGACTTGGAGGCGGCATAAGAAATATTTAAATGAAGAAATGATTTTATTAAAATCTGGATTTTATTATGGAAAATTAATTTTCATTACAAAATTTAAATATGAAATAATTGCACCTAAAATAGAACAACGTTTAATGAAATTTCTTCCTGATGGTGATCAAGTTGGAAAGTATGATAGGTGGGGAACATTTACAGTAGATGATTGGAAATTAGATTATAAATTAGAATATCTTTCCCCAAATATTGAAAAGTATCAGAGTGGAATGACAGGTAAGTTATATAACATACTTAATGAAAGGAATTATAATGGCTCGTAAAAAGAAAAAGAAAGTTATACCGTTTCACATAAAACATAATTTAAAACAATATATGTTATTAGATGGTACTAGATATTGGGCAGCGGATGATGAAGATGCTTTGTTATATAGAAATTTTGTTTTAAAGTTAAAGGGACCTGAAGTGGCAGGGATTTTCACAAATGGAATGTTATTTAAGGAAGTAGGAGTAGATGTATAATGCCACCAGATTATAATACACATGGGTCTTGGGTAAAGAGTAACCCAAGAAAAGGTGTGGATAGGATCTTAAAAAAGATTAAACATTTAAGAACAACTTTTTTACAATTTGCTCAAGAAAGATCAATGCCTGGCGCATGGACATCTGAAATGAATAGAGATTTTGAATTTATTGAGCAAATGGAAACAGATTATGCAATTCGCCACAAATTACTTCCAGGTGATATGCGACATTGTAATAAACTATATAATTACTATAGTATAATTTATGCAAAAAATAATTAATTGTTTCAAAGAAGACAATCCAGTTATAAATAAAAAACTGAGGAAGGTTTCAATAGATGAAGGACTTAAAATTGCCGAGATTTTATTCACTACACTCAATGAGAGGAAAGATGGAATTGGTCTTGCGGCTAACCAAGTGGGTATTGATGCTAGTGTTGCTGTGGTTAATGTTAGGGAGCCGCTTATTCTAATTAATCCTGTTATTAAAGAACAATGGGATGAGATAGATTATTATGAGGGTTGTTTAAGTTATCCAAAAAAAGGTGTACACACTAAACGATATAAAAATGTAGTTATTAAAACTGAACAAGAAGAATGTGATTGGTATTTTAGTGGTGCAGAAAATCCGTCAAAGGGAACAGGTAGTTGGGAAGAATTAGATAATAATAAACAAGATGAGGAATTACGAATACTTGAATCAGTTTGTATTCAACATGAAATTGATCATTTAAATGGTGTATCTTGTATTGATAAAGCAATAGATATTACTGTTAAAGTTGAAAAGAAGCCAGGTAGAAATGAACCTTGTCATTGTGGTAGTGGTAAGAAATATAAAAAATGTTGTATAAAAAAATGAATAAAGTTATTTGGATAATATGGTTATTGTTAACAATAGCATGGCATTATTATTTTCCAAATGCTATACCATTTGATGATGTGGCTGTTGCAACTATTTTATCTATATTCGCAATTTATGTACATAGGAATTTCACATCTTAGAAAGAGAAAAATTAATAATAAAATTAGAAGATTTACGAACACGAATAGAAACGTGGGCGGCTGAATATGGTTATGAAAATATCAGTAACGCTAATGAGACTCGTAATGATGAAGGTGAAATAGTGTGGAGTCGTACTGATTGGGCATATGTTGATGACTTACATAATGGTCTTATTAATAATGACGAATATTATTATGGTAAAAAAACATTGGAAGATTTAAATAGATTGTGGAAAAAATATTCAATGGTAGAAACTTGGAAAAGAGAAGAAGTATTTAGAAAAGCAAAAAAAGAAGTTTTTGATTGATTAAATGGGTTATAAACAAGTGGTATAAACATAGTCCTATGTGTGTATGTGGATATAGAATGAAACCTAATGATAAAAGAAAATTCCAAACAGAAGATAGTTGGGAATGTTTATTTACTAAAAAATGTGGTTGGGAAACATATCAGACTTTAAATGGTAAATTACATTGGTTGAGAAAAAATTGAAGATAGCTATTTGTGGAGATAGTTTTGGTGCTACTGTATCTGAACGGTCATGGCCTTCATTATTACAAGAAGAATATGATGCAGAAATAGTATGTAGAGGAGAAAAAGGTTGGAGTTTATTTCATGCATATGAGAGATTATTAGAAAATATTGATGGAGTAGATTATATTATATTTTGTATTACAGACCCAAGTAGATTATCTAGTCCTTTTAAAGTACCAATTTCAGTTGGCGACATTTATGATAATAAAGCTTATGAACATTTTGATAAGAAAAAATTTCATATTCATAAACATGGAATTCCATCTACAAGATTTAATGCTGAAGAATTACGAACTGCTATAAAATATTATTATAAAATGTTATATGATGATACTTATATGGAAATTGTACAAAAAGGATTATTGAAAGAAATAGAAGATGTTGTAAAAGATTATAAATGTATATTTTTAAAAAGTTTTAATACTAGCTTTCCAAGTGATTATATTCCAAAAAAAGTAGTTTGGGGAAATTTAAATTTATATCAAGATATTTCTTTAAAAGAAGTTGGGTTAATGTCAAAAGAAGAAATAGAATTTATGGGTGATAAAGGATTATATTTTATGGGCGATCCAAGATTAAATCATATAAATGAAGAAAATAATTATAATTTGTTTTCCGTTTTGAGAGATATTATAGATGAAGATAATTGGGATTCAAGAGAAGTGAATATGGATAAATACTTTTCACATTTAGATGGAGTTACAGAAAAACAAATTAAAAATGCAGTTAATAAAATTTCAAAGAAAAGTAGGATTAAACATTGATAAAAACATTTTTTATTAGCACAGTAGTTTTAATTATAGTATTAACATGGCTTACTGAAAGAGATTGGGGTAAGAAAAAAACAAAGTGGAATAAAAGAAAGAAGAGATACGAATGATATTGTGGTTTACAGGACAGCCAGGTAGTGGTAAAACAACATTGGCAAAAAGATTTATAGATGATAAGTTAATTAATTTTATGAAAGTGAATCCAAAAGATATTATTCATATTGATGGTGAAGAATTGCGAAACGTAACAAATAATAAAAATTTAACAAAACCAGGTCGTATATGGAATATAAAATTAGCTATTAATATGGCAAGGTTTTTAGATAATAAAGGTTATATAGTAATAGCATCATTAGTTTCACCATATAGAGATTTACGAGAAGAATTAAAAATGGAAAGAAATATAGCAGAGTTCTATTTACATACAACAGAAATACGCGGAAAAGAATCTTATTTTGTAAGTGATTATGAACCACCATTACATAACTTTACAGATTTAGATACAGATAAACCAATAGAGGAATGTTTAGATGAAATACTCGCTGTTTATAGGAAAATGGCAGCCGTGGCATAAAGGTCATAAGTGGTTGATAGAACAAAGATTAAAGTTAGGTAAAAATATTTTGATAGGAATAAGAGAAATAGAAAATCCTAAATATACGCCAAGAGAAATTATGATACAAATATTTCATGAGTTTCCAAATGAAGTAAATGATGGAACGATTGATTTTGTAGAATTACCTGATATAGAGTCTATTAATTATGGAAGAGAAGTTGGATACGATATAATTGAGCATGAACCACCTGAAGATATAAAAAGAATCTCGGGAACAAAAATAAGGAATCAACGTGGAGATAAATGAAATTAAAGAAAAATTAGAAGAAGCTTTGGAAGCAGAAAATTGGGATATTATAATTGAAATAATTGGTGATCTTGAAACACAAGAGCATTATGTAAACCCATATGACGCTTATGATGAAGATGAAATATAGAAGAATAATTGGCAAATTAGAAATGTTAAATGATAATTATTAATAATAAGGAGTTAAATATGAACAATGTTAAGTGGTTCACAATATTAGCTATGTCAATGTTAATCGTTAATATAGTTGGACTAGAAAAAATATTAAGTTTATATAAAGAGAGGGAGTTAAAAGTTATTGAATCATTAGTGATGAAAAGTGATTCTTTAACACAAGAACTTAGGAAATACGAGGAGTATGGAGTGGCTGTTAAAGTAACTATGTACCAACCTGTTCGTTATCAGACCGATTCTACACCGAACATTCTCGCAGATGGAACGCGCATTCGAGCACAAAGTGCTTCAGATTACAAATATATAGCGGTGAGTAGAAATCTTCTGAAACGATGGGGTGGTTTTTTAGATTATGGTGATTTTGTACTTTTAAAAGGAACTGATAATAAAGATGGTGTATATCAAGTTAGAGATACTATGGCAGCACGTTGGGTAAATCGTATTGATATTTTGGAATCAGTACACGTTGATCCATATATGTATCCTAAAGCTGAGATAGTTAGATTAAATTGGACTATGAATTAAATCAATAATAAAATAAAGGTTGTAATTTGGGATTTAACATAGAAGGTTTTTTCGATATTTCTACAGATTTTCCTTATGATGAGGAAAAACAATCGTTTATTGATCACATGAACTCATTAAAAGAAATGACAGTTCAAGAACAAACACTTTATAAAAAATGGAAAGAGTGGAATTATGATCCTTATGGTATGACACAAAAGGGTACTAAGATAGATTTAGCTAAAAAACAATTGTGGATGCCAAAAGATATTAATGATTTAGAGGGAACTTTTGAAGAGATAAAAAGTATAATACCAATAGCAATACCTGTAAAACAAGGTGATGCTAAAGCAAATGATGCTTGGTCAGTTACACGAAGATTAATTCACACAATGGAATTCACAGCCAATCCTGGCAGAAATCTTAAATTTTATGTTAAAGATAAAACAACAAACAAAATACTTGGGTTAATATGTTTAGGTAGTGATGTTATTGCATTAAGAGTTAGAGATAAATGGATTGGTTGGTCAAAAGAAAATAGATTAGATGGTGGGTTATTAAATCATACTGCTATTGCTACTACAATTTGTTCTACACAACCATTCGGATATAATTTCTTAGGTGGTAAGTTGATTGCTACTATGGTAAATTCTAAAGTAGTTCGTGATGAATGGGAAAAAGTTTATAATCAAAAATTAGTTGGATTTACAACAACATCACTTTATGGTATACATTCGATGTATAATGGAATTCCACATTGGAAGGGATTAGGAGAATCTACAGGAAGAATTGGTTTAAAACCTGATGATGAATATTATGATAAGTGGCATGAATGGATTAAAGAAAATAGAGCAGAAGAATATAAAAAGAAAATAGAATCTAAAGGTGGAAAATCAGGACCTGTAACAGGAATCAAACAAAGAATTTTAAGTATTATATTAAATGAAATTGGTATATCACAAACTAAATACCAACATGGATTTAAACGTGGTGTATTTTTTTCAGAGTTATATGATAATACAAGACCATTTCTAAGAGGTGAGATAAAAGAAGATGAATTGGTTTTGAAAAAAAGATTAGAAAATGATGTAGATGGTATAACAAAATGGTGGTGTAAAAAGGGATTAAAAAGATATTTTAAGTTATACGAACAAAATAGATTAAAACCTGAAATGTTATTCTATGCAGATATGATAGGTAAATCTTGGGAAGAAGCAAAAGAAAAATACTTAGGAGAAGTTGGTAGATGAGTAAACCCACAAATTATATAGGTTATCACGTAGGTGATGTTGATGATGAATATGATGGTTCAGCTGAACATCCAAATTGGGAAGATATTTACAACAACTCAAATAAATTAGAATGTATCTTAGGTAATGAACCAATCTCATATCAAGCATTTGTTTATGAATATGTATACGATTATGTAACTAATAATATGCAAAGAACCATAATAGAATATGGGACAAAAGAAGATATGTACAATTTAGAAAGAGATTTGCATAATAAGTTCGATGTGGCAAAATCAGAAAAGTATTTTAATTTAGTAAAAAGTGGTGGTGCATATAAGACAATCAAAGTAGATGACTTGGAAGAATTAAAAAAACGTATTAAAAAAGGTGAATTTACAAAAAATAAAAAAGAAAAGATAGAAGATTTATATAATGAATTAATTCCAAAAAGACTTCAAAACAGAACATCAGAAGACGCTTCGTTTGTAAGGGATATTAGAGATGATATTAAATTTGAAGAGAGTACAGACTATTGTGAACCAATTAGAGTAAAAGTTAATATAGATGGTTCAAGAAAAATGTTTGATGGTAACACTACTATTATGGCTGCTTATACTGCAAGAAAAAAGGTAAAAGATGGAAGCATTAGGGTAGATGAAATACCTTATGAGATTGCAAAGCTATATACAGATGATGAGTTTAACGAATTGGGTGTTTTATTAAATGAGAAACCAAAAGTAAGAAAACGACACGCTTCAAAAGAAGACGTTGCTAGTGTGATATGGAAAAGATTTATGAATAATCATACACCAATCAAAGACAAAAAAAATAAAGAATATATTGTAAAGACTGGACATAGAACAACAGATATTTATAAAATTGTTAATTCTTGGTTTCAAAAAGGTGGACAAGTTGGAACTTACATTAATTATCAACTTGAACATTACAAAAAGAAATTGGAAGAGGTGGTAAAAAATGCTACAAATTCTGAAACAAAAGTTTTTTCTTTTTCATCTGCTAAATTTAGAGACGAGGATGTAAATAAATGGTTAGGTGAAAACACTAATTATGGAAATAAAAAACCAGAAAAAAATAAACTATTAATAGTAATTTACCATTCTAATTCAGTAGCAGAAACTAAATGGGATGATGCTATGGCACAAAAGAAAAAAGAAATTAAGTATTTAGCCAGATTAACAGGTGTTAATTTTATTGGTTTTAAATATATGGATACACAATAATAATAAAGGTTACAATATGAAACAACTTACAGCAGAACAAATCCAAGAGAATTGGATTGCACTTCTAAATTTAATAAAAGATACATTTGAAGGTGAACGACTTGAAAAGTTGTTAAAAATGTATGAGTATTTTGAAGAGAGAATGATAGTAGCGCCAGCAAGTGGTAAAGAACATTATCACAATGCACACGTTGGTGGTTATGTAGAACACGTCATTCATGTTACAGATTTGGCAGTGAAGTTAAGAAAAATGTGGGAAGCAGAAGGGGCTACAATAGATTTTACAGAAGAAGAAGTTATCTTTGCAGCTTTACATCACGACTTAGGTAAAGTAGGTGATATGGATAATGATTACTATGTACCACAAGATTCAGAGTGGCATAGAAAAAATCGTGGTGAAATCTTTACACATAATGGTCAACTATCTTATATGACAGTTACAGATAGAGCCATTTTCTTGTTGAATCAGTTTGGTATCACAATGAGTGAAAATGAATACATTGGTTTAAGACTTACTGATGGTTTGTATGAAGAAGCTAATAAAAACTATTATATTAGTTGGAATCCTGATTGGGCATTGAAGTCTAATATAGCATATGTACTTCATGCAGCAGATAGTATGGCTACTCATATTGAATATGATGTGTGGAAACGTGGTGATATAGAAGAAGTTGAAGCTAAACAGGAAAAATTAACTTCATTAAAGAAAGCATTGACGGTTGATGATAATGAAAAGAAACCACAATCGCCTGAATTATCAAAAAAATCTCAAGATTTATTTGATGAACTATTTGGAGATAAAAAATGATTATAGAAATATTATTAGGAATATTCGTTACTGCATTTTTAACTAGCTGTTTTACTATTTGGAATCTAATGAAAAAACAAGAGCTAACAGAAGATTGGTTAATAGCTGTAGAAAATAGATTAACAAATATAATTACTGAAACTAAAGACATAGATGAAAAAGGTATGTTTGAAGCAGATGATGAAGTTGGATCTATTTTTGAACAAATTAATACACTAATACAAACATTAAATGATTTTGTAACAATAGAAGGGGAAGAGGAAGACAATGCCAGTAGTTAAAAAGAAAAAGAGGAAAATGTATTTTGGACAAGTAACTGAAGATGCTATCGTAAGATATAATAAATCAGAAGATCCTATTTTAAGAAATACAATTTATAATGACTATATTCGAAAACCATTTGAGAAATTGGCAGAGAATATCATCCACACTTTTAAGTTTTATTACTTTGATGTTCCAAGTGAAGATGTAAAACATGAAGTAGTTTCATTTCTTGTTATGAATATGCACAAATATAAAGAGGGTAAAGGAAAAGCATTTTCTTACTTCAGTATTGTTGCTAAGAATTATTTAATTCTACATAACAATAATAATTACAAAAAAATGAAAGCTACCGATGATCTAGATGTTTTAGATTTTTCAAGAAACATTAGTAGTGAGCAAGAACAAAAAGTAGTTAAAGATTACTATGAAGTTTTCTTTGATGAAATGTTAGAGTATTGGGATGTTCATCTTACAGAATTATTTAAACGCAAAAAAGATTTAAATGTTGCTGATTCTGTAATTTATTTGTTTAAGAATAGAGATAACATAGAAAACTTTAATAAGAAAGCTTTGTATATCTTGATCAGAGAACGAACAGGTTCTAATACTCAACATATTACTAGAGTAATAAATCAAATGAAAAAACAATATACTAAGATGCAAAAAGTATTTCAAGCATCAGGTTCTGTTACTAATATGACTACGGGATCGTATATGAATGTTTTATTTTCTTAATTAGAGAATAACATATAATAAAAAAGGGGACCACATGGTCCCCTTTTTATGTGTCCTATATTTGTAGGAAATATAAGACGTATTCCGTCCTACTTGCGGAATAAACCCACCAACACCAATAAGGCGACAAGTCCAGCGAAACCAGACTCGCCAAACGTATTTATGATGGATGTCAGGTTACCTATAACATTCACACCAAAGACACCTGTTCCAAATATTACTTCAGAAACAGCACCTATGGCGACAAAAGACATGAGTAAATGAGCTAAGTCATCAACCCACCCTTTAACTTGTGTTATGATTTCCTTCATCGGTTTTCTCCCGTTAGTTAACAAAAAAAAGGTTGCTCAGTTGGAATAACCAAGCAACCTCTACAATAACTATGTAAAATCTTATAATTTTATATTTATATAATGAAACATCTTTTGGAAATTACAATAGGTTAAATCTTAACTGAATATAAAACGGAGTTTAAATGGCTACAGATTATGAAGTATTTGAAGGTAAATCTCTATCTGACGTATTCAAAGATATTTACGACAATACTGAGAAAAATAGAAAGCAATTAGATGTATTAACAAGGGAACTTGTATCCTTTATTAAAGATGGTGATACTGCAGTTCAAATTGTTCCTATGTTAAAAGAATACCTCGAAATCAACGTAAAAAATGATGATCAGTTGGTTAAAATAGCAGGTATAGTTCAAAGATTAATTGCAGCAGATGGAAAAGTTGGCTCTGAAGATGCCTTTGCATTATCAGATACAGAGAAAGAACAGTTAATGAAAGCTGTAGAGTCTACCGTAGAAGATGTACAAAAATATTCTGATAAAATTTCGACGGAAATAAATTCATTGGAAGATTAAATGTCTAAAATCACAATACCTGATAGCTTACTATCACAAGTTGGATATACAAATATCTATGACGTTGATAATCAGGTTAGAAAAATATTAACACCAGTTGTTAATCAAATCAATTCTTTATTTAGTCAAACAGCTGGAGAGTTGGCTGAAGTAAGAGAAGTGTATGCTATTGAGAATCAACTACCATTAACTGAAGAAGGTTTACCAAATTATAAATTACTTGGTGCAATAAAAATACGAACTGTTTTACAAGATCAATATTTAAGTGAAGAAGAATTACCTATAGCCGTACCATTAGATCCTAATATTAAAAGTTTTCCTGTAAAAGGAGAATATGTTTTTGTTGAAAGTATTTTTGGAGATAAGTTTTATTCGAGAAGAATAAATATACACAATAATCCTAATAACTCATCACATACAGGATTAAGTAGCAAGTTTAGTATAAGTTCTAAAAACAGTTCAGATAAGAAAACATTAGAGACTGCTAATACGGGAATAGCAAAAAATGTAGATGATGCTGAAGTAATTCCATTAGGAGACTTTTTTCAATCTGATTTTAATTTTAGACAGTTAATTCCAAACGAAGGTGATGTAATTGTAAGTGGTAGATTTGGAAATTCTGTTAGGTTGGGTAGTAATATTGTAAATGGGGTTCAAAATTCGCCAAATGTAAAATTGAGAGCAGGACAATTACAAGATGCTGTAAAATTTGATGAAGAAGGTTTGGTAGAATCTTTAAATGAATCACGTTTTGTACCTGTAACAGAAAATATAAATTCTGATGGATCTTCATTGTGGATGACTACTGATGAAGTTATTCCATTAAAACCTGCTACATTCGATTCCACAGATTTCTATTTATCTACAGTAAAGGAAAAGGATAGAATTGAAGAGTTTGGTGGTAAGCAAGTTGTATTGAATTCTGGTAGATTGATATTTAATAGTAAGGAAAGTGGAATATATGGATTTAGTAATGGGCCAGTAGAGATATCTACCTTAAATGGTTTTGGTATATCTGCTCAGCAATATGTAGATATTAACAGTCCAATAATAGAATTTGGTAGAGGTGAAGAAAAAACCAAAGCAGTTAATGTTAGAACAGTTAATTTTGATGTTGAGAATACAAAAGGTTACTCTACATTAGCAAGTAAAGGAATACGTTTAGGGCAGGGAAATTATGAACCTGCTGTAAAAGGAAATGAATTACAGGATATACTTACTGATATGATGGATACTATAAGTGATTTAGCATCAGCAGTAACTACGATAGCAGTAACACCTATTACGATTCCTGTATTAGTAACACCAACACCACAAGCATATGCATCTGAAGCAGCAAAAACTGCACAGGTCATGAGTTTATTAGCAGGGTTACAGATTAAGTTAAATAGAATGTTAAGTCGTGTGGTTGAAGTAGAATAAAACAAGAGGTATAAAATGAAGAAATCAGATCTCATTAAAGTTATAAGAAAAATAGTTAGTGAAGAGGTTAAAAAAGAAGTAAATAAGATATTTATTAAAGAGAATAAGTCAATATCTGAAAAAACGTTCAAAGAACCTATCAGAAAACAATATAAAACTAAACCTAAGAAAAAAGTTCGTTATACATCAAATGAATCTTTAAATAAGGTTTTGAATGAAACTGTTGGTGGACTTCCACAAGAAGGTGGAATGATGAGCGGAGCAAGTATATCTGAAGAAGAATATCCTGATATGGGTGGTAAACAATATACTACACAAAATATGGCTGATGTTTTAGGTTATGGTGATATAGTATCAGCAGATCCACAACATGGTAGAGATAAACTAGCAGCACAAACTTTAGCAGAAAAAGGTGTAACACCTGATCAAGTAGGTGATGGTGTTGTAAAAGCACTCACAAGAGATTATAGTGGTTTAATGAAAGTAATGAATAAGGGTAAATAATGTCATCTATAGCAAACGATTTAAATCCTGATACCTTTGTAGGTTTATCTTTTCCATTAGGAAGAGATACATCAGGAACTTGGTTTAAAAGGCACAAGACTCTTTTAGAACAAGCTAGAGATAATTTAAAAAATTTGTTATTAACTAATGTTGGAGAAAGACCAGCTCAGCCAGAATTTGGTTCTCGACTATTATCAGTTGTTTTTGAGTTTAAAGATGATAGTTTAATTGAAGAAGTTATAAATGAAGCAGTAGATAGATGGCTACCTTATATTAATATAAAAGCAATAAATACTACAGTAGAACCAAGAAATCCAAATCAACTTAATGTTGAAATAAAATTCGGAGTAACTACTGATCCTGAAGCAACGGAACAAATTACATTAGATTTTGCTCAAGGTGAATAGGAGAATATAAATGCCAACAAATACCGTAGGGCCAAAAACAGATATTAGCAAAGATGTTAAATATCTTAATAAAGATTTTCAAGGATTTAGAAATGATTTGATAGAATTTGCTAAAACTTATTTTCCAACAAGTTATACGGATTTTAATGAATCAAGTCCTGGAATGATGTTTATAGAAATGGCAGCTTATATTGGTGATGTTCTTTCTTATTATGTAGATAATCAATTTAAAGAATCTTTAATGGCATATGCTGAAGAAAAAAGAACTATATTGGATATAGCACAATCTTTAGGATATAAACCAAAAATTAGTTATCCATCATTTGTAACTTTAGATGTTTATCAAACTGTACCAGCTGTTGGTGCTGCAGATGCTGTTAGACCAAATATGAATTATGCTTTAACTGTTAAAAGTAATACGAGAGCAAAATCAGTTACTACAGGAAAAACTTTTAGATTTTTAGATGATGTTAATTTTAAATATTCAAGTTCTTACGATTCTACTACAGTTTCTATTTTTGAAACAAATAGTAATGTTCCTACAAAATATTTGTTAAAGAAAAGAGTTAGGGCTGTTAGTGGTGAAATAAAAGAAGAATTGTTTACTTTCGTAACAGCAGTTAAGTATGATAAAGTAGTATTATCTAATCCAAAAGTTATTGATATAATTTCAGTAACCGATAGTGATGGAAACTTATGGTATGAAGTTCCTTTCTTAGCACAAGATACAATATATGATGAAGTGGAGAATGTATCAGCAAATGATTCTGATTTAACTCAATATAATGATACTGCACCTTATCTATTAAAGTTAAGAAAGACACCACGAAGATTTACAACATATGTTAGAGATGATAATAGAACTGAGTTAAGATTTGGTGCAGGTGTTTCGGATAATCCTGATGAGGAGATAGTTCCAAATCCAGATAACGTTGGTTCTAGTTTACCAGGAGGTGTTTCAAAATTAGACCAAGCGTTTGATCCAGCAAACTTTCTTAATACAAGAACTTATGGATTAGCACCAGCCAACACAACATTGACAATTAAGTATACTGTAGGTGGTGGTATCGAAGATAATGTTTTTTCTAATGATATTAAAAATTTAAGTGATATTTCATATGAAATAGACGAATCTAATTTAGTAGCTGGTACTGTTACACAAGTTAAAGAATCTGTAGCAGTTAACAATCCTGATCCTGCTACAGGTGGTAGATCGGGTGAATCATTGACTGAAATTAAACAAAATTCTTTAGCATATTTTCAAGCACAAAGTAGAGCAGTTACGAAAGAGGATTATATGGTAAGAGCATTATCATTACCACAAAGATTTGGGAACATAGCAAAAGTATATCTTGTTCAAGATGAACAACTAAATCAATCTGAAGAACAAGTTCAAGAGCCAGAAGTTAGTGTACAAGATGCAGCACCAGCACTTGAACAACAAATTGAAGAAATTTCACCTATAAGACAAGTTAAAGCAGACATGAAATCTGCAGCAGCTACACCAGCTTTAGAATCACCTGTTAAAGTTAGAAAAACTATAGCAAAAGCTAGAAAAGTATCACGTTCACAGAAAGTTCAAGCAAGAAAAGGTAAAGGTAGACCTGCTAGTAATATAAGAAAAGGTGGAATTAGTCGTGGTCGTCCAATGTCAGATAAAGGTGCAACAAAAGGTAAAAGGGGAGGATAGTGGCAACAAAAAAACAAGCATCAAGAATACCTAATCCATTAGCATTGAATATGTATGTGTTAGGATATGATGCAAATAAAAAATTAACAAATTTAAATCAAGCCGTTAAAGAAAATTTACAAACTTATCTTGGTCAATACAGAATGGTTACTGATGCGATTAATATTAAAAACGCTTATGTAATAAACATTGGTGTTCAGTTTAGTATTATGACAAGAGCAAATTATAATAAGAGTGAAGTTTTATTAAGATCTATTCAAACAGTTAAAACATTTTTTGATATTGATAGGTGGCAAGTAAATCAACCAATTATATTATCAGATTTAGTTTATCAATTAAGTTTAGTAGATGGTGTAGCATCAGTAGTTCCACCTGTAGAAGATAATTCACAATCTCTGCCAATTGTAATAAAAAACAAATATAAAGTAGCAAATGGTTATTCTGGTAATCTATATGATATGGCTGCAGCTACAAAGAATGGTGTTATTTATCCATCATTAGATCCTTCAATTTTTGAATTAAAATATCCATCTACAGATATTGAAGGTAGGGTAGTAGGAGATCAATAATGAATTATTTTGAATTTGCTACAGCAGACGCAACATTATATGAGGGTGAAGCAACCCAATCAGTAAACACAGGTTTAGATCCTATACTTGAAGTTCGTAAAGATATGAATGATTCGGGGACAGTAATTGCTGTTTCTCGTGCTTTAATTAAATTTGATTTATCATATATTAAAAGTTCAGTAACAAATGGTTTAATACCAAAAAGTGCAAAGTATTATTTAAATTTATATGATGCAGGTTCTTCAGAATTACCATCATCACAAACACTTTATGGTTATCCCGTAAGTCAATCATGGGTACAAGGAGATGGAACTTATGGTGATAATCCAAAAACAACTGAAGGTGTTAGTTGGAGATATCGTGATGGAGAAACATCAGGTACACAATGGATTTTGTCAAGTAATGATACGGGTGGAACTTGGTTTAGTGGTAGTTATGCAGGTGGAACAAGAAACTTAACTTGTTCTGCTTCTTTATCATACGAAACTACAGATATTAGAATGGATGTAACTGATATTGTTCATGGTTGGATATATAGTAGTTCTGCTTTTCCAAATGAAGGATTTATGATAAAGAGAAGTGGTAGTGTAGGAAATGCAAATTCAAGTGTAGATGAAGGAAGTACTACTGCTTTTGGACAATTAAAATTCTTTTCAAGAGACACATCTACAATTTATCCGCCAAAGTTAGAAGCAGAATGGAATAGTAGCGCTTGGAGTACAGGTTCTTTAGCACCACTTACAGGTTCTGCATTAGAAGATACTGTAGTTTATTTTACAGGAATGAGAGGTGAATATAAACAAAACAGTAAAATTAAATTTAAACTTGTAGGAAGAGAAAGATATCCTAAGAAAACATTTTCTACAACTTCTCAAAATTTAGTTGTAAAACATTTTCCAAGTGCTAGTGTTTGGTTTTCTGTTAAAGACGCTTTGACAGAAGATGTAATAATTCCATTTGGAACAGGATCGTATATATCATGTGATTCTTCAGGACATTATTTTAATATGTGGATGAATGGACTTCAAGCAGAAAGATATTATAAGTTTGAAATAAAAGTTCAGAGTGGTTCAAAAACAGATGCTAATCAAATTGTAAATTATTATGATGATGATTGGACATTTAAAGTGGTTAGATAATGCCTTATACGCCAGAACAATTAGCAAATAATTCATATTTTGAAAAAGTTTTAGAATCTAATCGAAAAGAGCAAGTAGATAGTTTTCTAAGAGAAAAGTTAAAAACGGATGCTTCAGGTTCTAATGCTGCAGCTTCGGAAACTATTAGAATGAAAACAGGAGAATTTGTATCTATTCCTGAATTAGAAGATGCAGGTTCTACTTCACAGCAAGTAACAATTTCAAATAGAACTAGACACATTTCATCTGATGAAAAAGTTTTTGTAGATAAAGAAATAAAAGAATTATTAAATAATGAACCAGCAAAGGTACTTTCAGTAGAAGAATTTTTTACTGAATATGAAAGATTGAAAACAGTTATGTCTGCAGAAGGTAATAGAGATTCGCACAGATATCTTGTAGATACTTCTAAAACATTTATTAATACAGATGATGATGAAGTAGCAAAATTAAAAGCAAGATTACAAGAAGAATTAGATAAGTTACAGGCAATACAAAAAAGATTAGAAGAAACTACTTTAGCAATTATTGCAGAACAAGAGGCAGAAGCTGCAGAGGATGCGGCATATGAGTTATATTATTCAACAATGAGTTCACAATTTTTGAATACAGCTAGACCATATACAAGACAAGAATGGGATGCACATGGAATGCCAGAGGCTGCAGAAAATAATGGATGGGGCAAATTAAGATTTATAAGAGATGCAGCAGGAAATTATAAAGGTAGTCAACATACTAAAAATAGCATTTCTGTTACATATTATGGTCGTGGTCGAAAGAAAAATAAAAAAGTTCGTAAAGGAAATCAATATTTAGAGGCATCAGTTGAGGCTGTAGGAGATCCTAATTTAACTTACGATTGGGTAGATAATAAAACAGGAGTAAGTTTACAATATGATTCTGACGCAGATCATTTTTCGGGTATAGATACACCAACTTTGTCTGTTACACAAGGAAGTAAATACAAAAATAGTTTTAGTTGTCCAACATTCAAATGTAAAATAAAAGATTCTTCAGGGGAAGTATTCTCTAAATCGGTAGACATTTATAGAAGAACTATCTATGGTGGGAGTTAATAATGCCAATTCCAGGATTCGCAGGCGGAAAACAAGCTAGTGCTGAAATAAGACCTGTAGCAAATACTGCTACAAATACTAGTACTGCAAAAAGTAGAGCTGGTTATGTGCCACCAATTACTGTTGATTTTAAAAATGATTTTGGAGAAAAATCAGGAGATTTTATAGAATATTATGTTTATGACATGGATGGTAATTTTATAGGATCTGAAATTAGAGAAGGTGGTGTTTCAGGAGATAAAGTAAATTTAAATCCTGGTGAAGATATAAGAGCATTAGGTTTAATAGCAGGAAAATATAGAATAGTATATAATTTTTTACGACAAAGAGGTGGTAAACCAAGAGTATTTTTCATTGATAGTGATAATGACATTTGGAATGGTACAGTTAGAGAAGAAGATGGTAAGTGGTTTAAAGGTGCTGAGTTAGATTTAACTAATCCAACTACAAGAGAAGAAGTTTTTGTTTTTGATGACAATTATTTAATTCAAGATATATCACCATCAAGAACTGAAGTAAGAGTTATACCAAAGAGTTCTGAAATTGGTGAATATAAAAATGGATTTGCGTCTCTTCAATTTAAAGAAATACAATATGATCCTGTACTTACTGACATTACAGGAGATATAAGTGTAGATAGTACTGATTCAACAAAACTTGTTGCTAATTTAGACGATTCTGATAGTGGTTTTAATGAGAATATGGTTGGTGGAGAATTAATAATTAAAAACGCATTTATAACGGGATATAATACTGATATTATATATAAAAAACATCCAAATCCAAATTGGGAAGGTCCTCCACCTGAAAATAAAGTAGAAGATGCTAAAACTACAGCAAAAGAAGAAGCAATTCAAAGGCGAGAAAATGCTAAAACTGACCCATTACCTCCTGAATCAAAATATGGAGAAGATCCTATAACAGAGATAGATCCAAATGTATTATCTATGCAAGATACAGCTGATGCTAGAGGTGGTGGTTATGATCCTGTTACTAACTATGGAGACGGTGAAGGTTGGGAAGGTGATATGGGTGGAGATATATAGTTATGGCTAGACGACGTTTACCTGGAATCTTTGGAAGAAGAATAACAAAAAGAAAAAAGAAGTCTTCTGATGTAGCAGCGCAACAAGCAGCTCAAGCTGCTAGTACGTCTACACAAGGAACTAGACCAGAACCACGTCGTTTTAGAACAATAGGAGATGAATCAAGAACTATAGTAGATGTTGTTGAACAAGTAACAGAACAAAAACAAGTTACAGTTGATTCTGAAGGATCAGCGGTAACTGAATTACCTGATAGTCTTGAATCAGCAAAAGGGAAACCAGTACCTAAAGAAATTAAAGTTGCAGATGAAGTTAAAGAAGTAAAATCTAGAAACGAACCACCTATTGTAGAAAATCCGCCGGCGCCTGAACCAGAATTTATTACTGAAGAAATTAAAATCGTTACACCTATATATGCAGATTTTCACGCAGATATAGTAGAAGTTGTAAATAAAAATACAGTAAAAGTAAATCAAGATTGGAATAGTTTAGCACAATCGCTTGGAAGTCTTGATGGAGATTATGAGGGTACTAATCCAAGAAGTAGATTAACTTTTAATGTTACGTATCCACATTTTGATTTAACAGAATTAAAAACTCATTTAATGTTTGATGAAGATAATGAAGCATTAGTAACTAATTTACAACTTGATAAAGATACAATTAAAGAATATCCATATTCATATGTTTTAAAATTGATGGATCCTCTTGATGAAGAAGTTCAAAAAACGGATGAAGTTATATTTGCAGATAAAATGTTGGAAACATATTCTGAAGATGTGGTTTTAGTTCCACCTGCAGAAGATGAAGAATATGTAGTTCTTAGATCGCCTGATGTAGATTCTTTAGAATCTCCTGTAAGAGATAGACAAACAAGTTATATTACAGAAGATAGTTTAAAAACCACTGATCCAAAAATTAAAAAAGATTTTGAAGATACTCTTATATCTGCAAGTTTAGCTAGTACAGATTTAAATGTTGATTTTTCTCAATATTCTAATTTCGTAAATTATAGTTCAGCTGAACAAAGATTAAAGAATTTTAAATATAAAGTTTCTCAAATAGATTCATATACTGCTGAAAGTTCTTCTATGATAACTACTAGCGGTTCTTCTGCAGATAAAAGAAAATGGGATAGAAAGATAAGAGAAGTTAAACAAGGATTTACGCTTTATGAAAAATATTTGTGGAATACTTCTACTTCTTTCGTTTCGGGTTCAGTAATACAAGATACAGTTAGATATAATAGTGCGTGGCCAAAGTCGGGTGGTTCAGGAACTTATTCAAGTCCTTATATAAATTATCCTGTTACTGCTTCGCAAGCAGTTTCTTGGTATGATGGACAAATAGCAAGTGCTAGTGCATTTGATAAAGTTAATTTAAATAGTATAAAAAATCTTTTACCACAATTTGTAAAAGAAGATAGTTCTAATAATGACTTTTTTAAATTTGCAGGAATGGTTGGAGAGTTTTATGATAATATATGGTTATACATTACTCATATGACTAAGGTGCATGATAGAAATGAAGGGTTAGAAGATAGAAATGAAGGTTTTGCTGATGAGTTAGTTTTTGATGTAGCAAAATCTTTAGGATTAAATATAAAATCAAACAAAGATTTGATTTCGTTAGAAAGATGGCATTTAGGTCAATATCTATCAGGTTCAACTTATGTTCAGTATTCATCTAAACCAGAAAAAGATATACAAGCAGAAATACAAAAAAGACTTATTAACAACTTACCTTTCTTCCTTAAAACGAAAGGTACAATAAGAGCATTAAAAGGTATTATAAATTGTTATGGTATACCATCTACGATATTAAGAGTTAGAGAGTTTGGAGGTCCTGATGTTAAAGGGAAACCAAATTTTTTAATAACAAAGAAATTTACAAAAGCATTAGATTTTAAAGGTGAACAATATATTATAACACCATGGCCAAAAGATACAGTAGATGGTAAAAGACCAGATACAGTAGAGTTTAGGTTTAGAGGTGTTAATAGTGGTAGTGGATTAAATAATAGATATTTAATTGAAGCACAAGATTCGGGCTCTGATACATTTAAATGGGGTGTTGTATTAAGAGATAATGGTTCTACAGATTCAAGAGGACACATAGATTTTGTATTATCAGGCTCTAATGGATTCCTATCAGCATCAGTTCAAAACTTTCCTGTATATGACGGTGATTACATTTCAGTAATGTTATCAAGAGTATCACAAAGTGGTGCTGAAATGACAGTTGACAATCCTGCTTTAAAAACAAGATATGATTTATATGCAAAACGATATGATGCAGGTAGAAGTAAAATATTTTTAGAACAAACAGCTTCACTTAATATAACAGCTTCTTCTTATAATACTTCATTTCAAACTGGTTCAAATATAATGTATATTGGTGGATTAGCAAATGCCTCAGGACTTCAAGGTGGTTATAATAAATTTACAGGTTCTATGATGGAGTTTAGATATTGGACTGCACCATTAAGTGAATCAGCATTTGATAATCATGTAGCGGCACCAGGAGCATATAATGGTAATCATGCATCTGCTTCTTATACTGATTTAATTTTAAGATATTCTTTTAACGATAATCAAAATTTACAAAGTAATACATCAATAGCCGATACTAGTGGTGATGTTCACTATGTACAGACAGGTAGTGCAGTAGGATTTACAGGAAACTTTTTTAATAGTGTAGTAGATGAACATAAAATGAAAGTTCCAAATCTTGGACCAAATAGAATGATGAGTACTAAAATTAGAATAGAAGATTCTAAATTAGTTGGTAATTTAAATCCTAAGAAAAAAATGGAACAATCTACTTTTGATTTAGCACCTGTAGACTCACCAAAGGTTGGAATATATTTTGCACCATCCGATGTTATTAATGAGGATATTATTCGTTCTGTAGCAGATTTAGATTTTGATCAATATATTGGTGATCCAAGAGATGAATATAAATACAAATATCGTGGTTTAAAAAAGATAGCAGATTCTTATTGGCAGAAGTATAGTTCACCAAATAGCTTTTGGGATTATATGAGATTGATTAAATATTATGATAATTCTATATTTGAATTAGCAAGAAAATTTACACCTTTTAGGTCTAGTAAAACATATGGAATAGTTATAGAACCTAATATATTTGAAAGAAGTAAAGAAGTATTAGGAAAAGCACCTAGTTTTGATAATAAATCTTATAGAGGTGAAATAGATTTAACAGAATATGCCGCAGAAACACTCTTTTCTGCTAGTGCTGAATATTTAACTTATAGAGGAATAATTGGTTATGATGATAATCATTCTGGGTCATTTGAAGCAGATATTTTTAGAAGATCATCTTTATATAAATTGGAATCAATAGATAATCTTGGGGGTTATGGTGCAAATTATCATACAGCTTCAGTAACAAGAGGTGGTCCAAATTATATTTTTTCAGAAGGACTTTCACCGTTTATAAGTGGTTCTAGAATATCTGAACATAATTATGAACATAGATTCTTCTTTAGTAGTTCAATAAGTGAATCTAAAGGAAATTCTTATTCTTCTTCGCTTGCAGCGTCAGAATATGATGCTAAGTATAATCATTATTCAAATTTATTTAATTTGTTTTATGATGGGTGTAAACAAACAATTGAAACAACTCCTGATGGTTTTTCACCCATAGAAACAACCGATGTAAAACAAACAAGACTTGTGGTTCAGGAGCCTGGCAAGTCAAGATTAAAAACAGAGAGATAAATATGAAAAGTATATATTTATTAGAGAAGTATACTTATCTTATTTTATCCAATCCTATAGGAGATTAAAAAATGGGTTATCTTGATAACACAACAACAACCGTAGACGCTATATTAACAAAAAAAGGTCGTGAGTTATTAGCTCGTGGTGGTGATGAATTCAAAATATCCAAATTTGCTTTAGGTGATGATGAAGTTGACTATTCCCTTTGGGATGTAACTCATCCAAATGGTACTAATTCTTATGGTTCTGCCATAGAAAATTTACCATTATTGGAAGCATTTCCTGATGAAAATCAGATTATGAGATACAAATTGGTTAGTTTACCAAAAGGTACAACCAAAATGCCTATTCTTGAATTGGCAATTCCTTCTACAGGATACACCTTTTCAAGTGCAGGACAAAAAACTTCACTTTCACCTGATACAAAAAATGGATCAGATGGACAATTAGGATATACAGTTATCCTTCACAATTCAGATGCAGCAGATTTAACTGTAGCACAGGGTGGTGAAGTAGTAGTTGGTGGTGCAACTACGCCAGTTTTTCTTAGTGATGCTGAAAGAAAGAAAAGTTTATCAGTTATTGGTAAAACATTTTCTATCGTAGCAAGAAGCACTACTACTAAGATTGTAACACAAGTTACAATTATTGGAAATGAAACTGGTGCAGTAGTTACCGTTCCTATAACAGTTAAGGCTAACGCTTAGGAGATAAATCATGGCTGAAATTTTTACAAGATTTAATCCCGCTGATGATATGGTGTCTAATTTAAGACAAACAGTTTCTTCAGGTATGTGGAGTGGTGGTGTTGGCACATTAACTACAATGTATACTTCTTCAATTCAAAGTTCAAGTAATGGACAATATTACTATGACGTGTATAAAACAAATCCAGCTTCAGACTCAGAAGCAGAAATTCAACTTTCTGTTGCATATGGGCATGTAAATGGTAGTGGTTCATTAGGTCAGACAGGAAACTATCCAAGTAAAGCAATTTACAGGCAATATAGAAATTTACTATTAACGCCTGGAGATTCTAAATTTACATTTGGTGGTTCTGTAGATGCTGATGATGTATACGTTATTAGTGTTGCTAGAGCAAGACTTCGTGAAAAAATGGATCCAGGTAATTGGGAATTACATTTAACAGGAAGCAGCAACAAAAAAGTTAAACTAATTGATGATAGTGGTGCTACTACAAATCCTTCTGTTAATGCAGGTGGAAGAGTATTTAATGTAGTTAGTGGTTCTATAGCAACGGGAACAGCAGTAACTAAAACTGCGGCATCAGCTCAACCAGGTGGTGGATATGGATTATTTTATCCTGATTTAGGAATTATCGTATTAAATGCTCCTGTAACTGCAACATCAGCTTCTTTTTCAAGAACAGTAGGTGCGGCAGGAACAGATTCAAATAATGCAGGTGCTTTCTTTAATTCAGTATCTAATGGTGTGTATTTTGTTTCTCGACGTGAGGAACAATTGAATACAACTCACTATTTTGCAAGAGTAACAAATAAGAAATTTAACTTTAGTAATAATCCAACGTTCTTTACTGCTTCTGATGGTGCATTAGTGCAACCTTCATTTAAGTCAGACCCTAAAACATATATTACTACAGTTGGTTTGTATAACGATTCTAATGAACTTTTAGCAGTTGCTAAACTTAGTAAACCAATATTGAAAAGTTTTAGTAGAGAAGCTATAATTAAAGTTAAATTAGATTACTAATACAGGAAGGAGACTAGGGTGTTTAAAAACATAGACCCTTCCGACGTATCTATAAAACCATACAAATCCCATAAATCGTATACGATTTCTGATGCGGATAGTGGTAGTGGTGCTTTTGGTATTGCAGGTATATCATCAAGTGGATATGCTTTTGCAGTAGATACTGCGGCTAAAACAGACTTTACAAATTCTGTCTATCCTTATAGTCAGTCGTTTTTTCATATGCCAATTTTTAGGCAGGTGAAACATATGTACTATAGAGATTGGCCTGCACCATACAATTCTTATTGTTTTGATTCATCTTCTATTAGAGAACTTCATGGATCTTGTACTGTACTTACAATTCCTCGTCAATTTTTTGGAGAAAGGGTAAATCCATATTCTATTAAATTAGTAGACGATTCAGCTAATTCAACTTTTACAATTAAAGATGATGGTAAGGGTAATTTATATGACCAAGCTTTTTCATCAAGTTTTGCAGCAAGAACACCAAATGCAAATAATTCAGGATCACAAGTTGGAAATATTTTTTATGAACATGGCGTAATGGTTATTACAGATACGGGTAGTTATTCTAATGTTGGAACAGGAAATGGTGGTGATGGATTTCAATTAACTTTTGAAGGTACACATACTCATTATGAATATGAAATTGGCGTAACTGCAAATGAAGGTGAATTTAATTCCACAACAAACATTTCTATAACTCAAGATAGAAGTGGTTCTATGCAAGTTGTTCAGGGAGTTGGTAATATACATTCTATATTTGCGCCAGGTGATAACCCAACAAATGGAACAGGTAGTTTAAAATTATTTTATAATCCTACTGAAAATGTAATAGGGCCAGCAACACATTCTGAGTTTCGACCATATATAACTACTATAGGACTTTATAGTGATAATAATGAACTCTTAGCTGCAGGTAAATTAGCCCAACCTATAAAGAATGATGATGAATTATCTTTGAAGTTTATAGTCAGATTTGATGTGTAACGATATTTATAATTGTATAAAACTATATTATTTTGGAGAATAAAAATGCGAAACCTTTTGATTACGATGTTATTATTAATGTCTACTCTATTTGGTCAAATAGAAGGGGCGTTTTCCAACTTTTTTAAATACTCAACTGTTTATGCAGGATTTAATATGCATTCGCCAATGCACCAGGATGATAGATATAAACTGTCAATGATTGACCCTGAAACAGGATTAGAAAATTGGTTAAATGGTGAATTAACTGTACATAAAGAAAAAAGAGAATTAAAACCTGATTATGATATAGCATTTGGTATAAGAAAAATTGCACGATTTCATTATGAAGGAAAACGTGGTGTAAAAAATGCTGGTGTGGGTGGAGATTGGTATAAAGGTATGCAAGACGCAAGTCCAAATGAAGCCGCAACAGTTGGTAGAGTAAAAGGATTTGAATACTTAGTAAAGTATATGGAACACCGTCGTTGGGATATGAAACACGCAAGTAAAGAATATCAATTGAGATATCTTGGTGATTGGTTTATTTTTAAATTAAGATATGCTGATTTGGGTTTAGAAGAAATAAAATATGGTCAAAGTGATTTAAGATTACGAAAAGAATTTGTAACTGATAATGGTAGTTTTAATATTTCAGTTGGCGTTGGAGCAAGAACACATCCAGCATACGGATTCGCACCAACTGTTATTGATAGTTCATGGTATACTTCTGCATGGTGGGATTTTGCAGAAGATGAATTTGGTGTAGATGATAAAAGATACTCAGGTGATATAGACGGAGATGGAATTGGAGATGGTGGAATATCAATTTATGATAATGCAACGGGTGAATATATAGGATATGTAGGAGACGATTGGAGATGGTTTGACGCTGATGGTAATTTAATGGCAATGAGTGATAGAGAATTTTATCAATATCATTTTCCAGGATTATTAGAAAATTGGTTTAATAAACAATTAAGAGCATTAGGAAATCAACGAGAAGTATCTATATCAGTTGGTTTAGATTGGTATCAATATACAGAAAATTTTTGGATTCACGCATGGGGAAGTTTATATCCTTATCATTATGGGTTAGACAAGTATTCTTATCATAACGCAGTTGCGTGGAAAGAACATGAAGAAGATGGAAAAGAACCTGAAGAATTTATGTTTATGGATCCGATGTGGAATGATTGGTATGATTACGATTTAGGTGCAGTAATTGGATTTAAATTACAAGAAAATTTAGGATTTTATGTAGAAGGAAAGTATCTAAATTATTGGGATAGACCAGCTTATGACATTAAAGTTGGATTAAATTATCAATTTGTAGGATTTGGTTTGTAGAATGAAATATTTATTGTTAAGCTTAGTATTACTGTTTGGATTATCTGATGTAACATACAGTCAAAGTAGAACAGATAAATTTAAAGCAATGATGAAAAAAATTGAAGAGGCGGCAAAAAAAGCAGAACAGAGAAAAGGAAGATCCGCACCAAAACCACAAAGTGCAAGAGGTACTCATACACCATCAGTAAGTGGTATTAAACACATGAAAGATACTTCGAAGGCTGATTTTGTAAATGGTAAAAATAAGCAACTTGTTATACCATACGCAGTTGGACTTAGTGTAAAATTTGGTGTGGGTAATTATATTAAAGAAAAGAACGGTTACAGATATGTAGTTTCAAGAAACACAGGCATATCTGCAGATGGTGAAACATATGACCGTTGGAAAAAAAGAATGAAATGGTAATTGGAGAAAACAATGTTAAACGCATGTGAAAATCCGAATTGTGAATGTGTAGATTGCAATTGTGAAAATTGCGATTGTTAATTAGGAGAGGAAAAATGATTAAGAAAATTTTATTGGCTTTATCTATGATGTTTGTATTCAGTTGTGAATTATTTGAAGAAGTAGATGAACCTACAATGAAATTGTGGCTCGATGGTGTTGAAATAGATGTTGAAGCAGAATATAAACAAATAACAACTTATGGTGAAGAAGTTGAATATTTTAATGATGGGGATAGTACTACATATAAGAAAAAGATATTAGTCATCCACTTTCAAAAAGATGCTGGTAGAGTAGAATTGAATAAAGAACATTATGCTGTAGTGTTTACAGATTGGGAAGGTGATGCATCAAATGGTCAACCTATTGATTTGGGTAGTTATGTTTGGCCGAGTGTATGTCCAGTATGTCCAAGAAAATGTATTCATGGAGCAGAAAGTAAATGGGTAAGAATGGAAATCCCTGGAGATGGTGATATATCTATTTCAGGAACAGCACATATAGATGATATTACTCCAGTGATATCTGTAAATTATGATTGGGTAATAAGTGGTGAAGGTGAAGGAACATTTTATAATCCATTTGCAGAAGCTAATATGCACGGTAAGATAGAATTTACTGATTTGAGAGTATCTTCAAATTCAGAAGATTCACCTTATTACAATTACGGTGGGAGATAATAAATGTACGGAATGATAAATAAGGCAATAAGAACCTTAGTTATACGAGAAGCAGGAGAAGAGGTTTGGGATCAAGTACTTGAAACTTCTGGAATAGACGAAGATGTTTATGAGGATTTAGAAGGATATGATGATGGAGTAACATTCTCATTAGTTGGAGCAGTTTCAGAAACATTAGGAGTTCCACCTGGAGATGTGTTAGAAATGTTCGGTGTTTATTGGGCTACAGATGTAGCACCAAAAGGATACGGAGAATATTTCAACGCGTTTGGGAATGACTTTAAGAGTTTCGTAGCAGGTTTAGATGAAATGCACGTAAGGATTACAAGTATGTTACCAAGTTTAGTTCCACCTGCATTTAGTATAGAAGAATTGGAAGAAGATCATTTCAAGATACATTATGTATCACAACGAGATGGATTAGCACCATTAGCAGTGGGTATGTTAAAGGGAATTGCTCAACACTTTGGTGGAGAGGCAGACATAACACAAATAGAATATAAAGGTACTGATGACCATGATGTGTTTGAGGTACGATTTAAAGAGAATGAATAATGGCATTAAATGGACATAGATTAGGTGAAATATTATTAGAAGGTGATGTTTTAACTAAAAGACAACTCAACAAAGCTCTTGCTATGCAAACAGCAGGTGATAAAAGAAAGTTGGGTGAAATCTTAGTTGATTTAGGATATATTACTGTTGAGGATATTACTGATGTTATGATGGAGCAAGCCAAAAAGGTTAAGGTAGAAAGTGAAAAATCAAAAAGAGATTTTGTATTACAACAACAAATTCTTAAACAGAAAACAAAACCTAAATTAAAACCAGCTGCACCAACACCAGCTGCACCGACATCACAACCAAAACCAATAGATATAAGTGAAGATGCGGTAATGAAAACAAAGTTTGCATTAGATGTTAAAACTATGATTAGTGCAGCAGTTGGTATTGCATCATTAGTTGGTATGTGGTATGCATTACAAGCAGATATTCAAGAAGCAAAAGAACTTCCAAGTTTAGAAACTTTATATCAAGAAGAATATCCATCAAGACCAGAAGGATACAATTGGCCAAGGTCTTACGAACAATATAAAGATAATGTCGAAGGTTTACAAGATGAAATGGATGATGCTTACGGAAGAATAGAAGAACTTGAAGAGATTATCAAAGAATTGCAACAAGACATAAAATCACTTGAGCGAAGAAAGAGGGATAAATAGTTATGAATAGGTCAAAATTAATTAAGTTGAGTTTTAAATTATTATGTATTGTGGGATTGTCATTTATATTATGTGGAAATGTTGTAAATGGTCAAGACAAAAAACCAAAGGTAGAGATTATCAATGATGATAACTTTAAGAAAAAAGTGGCAAAGGGATTTGTTCTTATTAAATTTACAGCTCCATATCAAATGGCTAAACTTGATAATAAATTATTTGATGGTGTAAAGGGATTTGAAGGATGTGTTATTTATATAGTTGACAATTCAGAAGTTAAAAAAGTGGTTAAGAAACTTAGAATACGAAATTATCCATCAATTGCGTTATTCCATAACGGAAAAAAGAAAGAAGTTTGGAAGGCTGATATGGATGGTGTTGTGGATATTAATAATAAAGGAATTAAAAAGGCAATATCAGATGCAATGGCAGGAGATGTATTCTAATGCCAAACAGAAAAGCAAAAGATAGAAAAAGAAAAAGAATGCTTCTTAATAAGAAGTTGGCTACTGAAGGTAGAACTGCAGTTCAACATAAAAAATATTTAGCTAAACAAGCTGAAAAAGGTACACAATTACCTGTATGGGGAAGACGATAATGATTAAATTAAAAAACATAATAATGGAACGAGTGAGTCCAACTATAGTACGAAAAGTTATGCAGTTTAGTAATCCTAAATTTATAGAGGCTGAATATATTCTAACACGTGCTACACCACCTAGAAAAGAAAAAGAAAAATTTAAAGTTAAGAAAACATATGAAAATGATAGTTTTTATTTTATAAATGTAGGTAGAGTAAAATCAAGACCAAAAGAATTTAATAATTTTGAGTTTGTAATAGATAAAAAGAAACTTAATATTAGGTTTAGAGCTAAAATGGGAATGATGCCAAATCAACTATCTGATAAAATTTTAAGTATTAAAGTGAGATAAAATGATTAAGTTAAAAAAATTATTAGAAAGAAACTCTGTTAAAATAGAAAAGTTAGATGATACTTTTACTGCACATATGAAAGTAATAAAAGGTGGTCATGGTGGACAAGCTGAAGCAGATTTTCATAAGTTGGAAAGAGCGGTTTCTAAAACTAAAGATAGATTAATAATAAGAAAATTTCAAGAATTTAAAAAAGCTCGTAAAAAAGCAGGATATGCAGGATCTATATTAACAAGAGCAATAAATATGCAAAAAGATGTGTGGAACAGATGAGTAAATTAGCAAATTTGTTAGAGGATATAAATATTCCTGTAAAAGTTGGTGATACTATTCTTACAGGTAGATTCAAAAATAAAAAAACTGTAATTAAAAAGATTGGTAAAGATGAACATGGAATGCCAACTATTAATGGTAGAAAGGTTGTTACCTTTAGAATGGGTAAGAAAGCTAATGTTTTTAATAAAGAAAATATTACTATTAATGAGAGAGTTGATTTTTTAGATAATGCTCAACAAATTGTTAATAAGCAAGGACTTAAATCAAAAGTTAAATTTGGAAAAGGTCCTAATAGAGGTGATTATGATTGGAATAAAGATATTATATATTTAAAACGATCTTATAAAAGTTATAAAGAGTTCATCACTACTGTATTTCATGAGATAGATCATGCTAAAGATAGAAAAAAATATGGTGCAAAAAAATTCGAAAAACTATATCAGAAGGCTGGAGACTTAGCAGTTCATTATGGAAAAGACTTTCATGATGATAATAAGTTTGAAGAGAAGGCTGAAAGATATGGTAGAAGCATGGCAAGTAAATTTATAAAAAAAAGTTGACATTTTTTAATTTGTAATTGATATATATTACTACTGATAGTAACGTTACGATATATGGAAAGAGTTTTTAATCTGAGTGTTCAGACCAATTCCCTTTTGCCTATAATCAAATCATAATGTTATTACCTGGTAAGTTTAAAAGATCAAAAGATCAAAGCTTTTAAAGATCAAATGAAAACAAGATCAAGAAAAAACAAAGGTAAAAGACTTCAAAACGAATTCCGAAATCTTTTATTAGAGACATTCAAACAATTAGAACCCGATGACATTCGTTCAGCAATAATGGGAGAATCGGGTGAAGATATCAAATTATCACCAGCAGCTCGTAAACTCATTCCATATTCATTCGAATGTAAGAATCAAGAAAAACTTAATATATGGGAAGCATTATCTCAAGCTGAAGAAAATAGTGGTATTTCATCTCCTGTTTTGATATTTAAAAGAAACAGGAGTAAGACATACGCAGTTTTAGAAATAAAGGATTTTATAGACCTTATTAAATGAGTCAAAAGCTATTAAATTTACTGTCTAGGGTTTTAAATAGTGAAGCAAGAAAAACAGGACAACAAGACGAATATCTGTTTTGGTCTCCTTTTATAACCCACCATAAACCGAAATTACAACTTAACACAAAAACTTATAAGTGGCATTGTTGGGTTTCAGATCAAGGTGGATATAATTTTTATCAATTATTCAAAAAGATTGGTGCTTTACAGAAACACTTTGATGAATTGCGTGATATTGTTGGTAAACCTTCATATAAACGACAAAGTTATAAAACCGACGTTTCTAAAAAAGAAGTTAAAATAGAATTACCAAAAGAATTTATTCCATTAAGTAATGGTTCAAATAAAGATCCAGAATATAAAAATGCTGTGAGATATTTGAAACGAAGAGATATCACAAAAAGAGAAATATTGAAATATAATATTGGTTATTGTGAGGAAGGTTTATATAGATATAGAATTATAATTCCATCTTATGATAAAGATAATGAATTAAATTATTATGTTGGAAGAGATTATTATGATGGAACTATGAAATATAAAAATCCAAGAGTGAGTAAAGATGTAGTTGGATTTGAATCTATGGTTGATTGGAATCAACCTGTTATATTATGTGAGGGTGTATTTGATGCTATAGCAATAAAAAGAAATGCTATTCCATTATTCGGTAAAACCTTACCACCAAAATTATTAAAAAGATTTATTGAACATAAAGTGAAAAGTGTTTATTTGATTTTAGATTCAGACGCTTTTAAAAATAGTATTAAAATTGTGAATAAATTAAAATCTATTGAAGTTGAAGTACATTTAATAAGATTGGAAGATAAAGATCCAAGTGAACTTGGTTTTGAAAAAACTATGAATCTTATAAAACAAACAGATACACCATTATCGTTTTCAGATTTAATGAAACTTAGATTGGGTGCTTAGTGAACATATACGATTTTTCAAAACAAAAAGATGTTGATAAGGAATACAAGTATAAAATTCTTGTATATCCAAACATTACTTATATGCAAGATTTGGAAAAGGATTCGTATGTAGTAGTTTTACGTAATGTTATAAAAGAATTAAACAAGATTCGAGATGATATTCATTGGACTATCTTATCACCTACTGAAATACAATCATTAGTATTTGAAAATACAACTCAGATACCTATAAATCTTCCATCATATCCAAACGCTATGAGAACACATTTTAATTTTACAGAAATCAAAAATGTATTAAAATGGAAGTCTACTGATTATGATGTTTTATATTCTCATCTTCCCGAACATACTGATCAGTTAGTAAATCTATTTCATAATAATACAAATCTAACACCGAAAGTAGTTGGGTATTGTCATTGGTATGAAGTTCCAGAAAATACTGCTTATAATAAAACTATGTTGATGGCAAACTTTGCAGGTATGTTACGTATGGATGAGTGTGGTGTTAATTCTGAATGGTTAAAGAGTCTTGTGTTAGAAAAAGCAAGTGATGTTTATCAAGATACCTATGTTAATATGTTAAAAGATATTATACAACCACATTATTTAGGTATTGATAAAGTAGATATGAAATCTAAACCAAAAGGTAAGAGTATTATATTCAATCATAGAGATAATGAATATACAGGATTTAGGTGGTTTATTAAACAGATGGATAAGCTGTATGAAAAACGACAAGACTTTACAGTATACACAACATTAGCAGATATAAATAGACCATATGCTAATAGAATGAGAATACATAGTAGAGACGAGTATTTAAAGTTTTTAAAGACTATGAGAGTGGGTGTAGGTTGTTTTAATAAGTACTCAGCGTGGAGTATAGCTACGACAGATTCATTGAGCATGGGTGTTCCATATGTGTTACCAAACAAGTTATGTTATCCTGAGATGGTTGGTAAAGACTATCCGTTGTTGTATGATAATGATTTTTTAGATAAGATAGAAAAAGTTTTAGATAGTGATAATGCTAGAGATAATGTAGTTAATTATCTTAAAAAAGATATAGAAACTTTTAAATGGGAATCAAGAGTTCCAACTTGGTTTAATAATTGGAAGTTTTTAGAACCAAATAGTTTTGATATGATTGGTGATGGTAGCGAATCATATAAAAAAATAGTAGATTATATACACAAAGAAAATTCAGTTACTAAAAAACAAATATTGGAATATATGGGTTGGGGTGTTAGAATTTCATTTAATTCATATAGAAATAGGCTTAGAACTGAAAAAACCATTAAATTTACAAAGGATAGATATGAAGTTATATAATAAAATTATACCAAGTACATATATATTACAAAATAGGGAGAAATATATATGTCTAACGATATTTGGGAATTTGGGGAAGGATATCATAAGGTTCATACGGAATCTATTGATGTTGCCAAAAAAATTGCCAAAATATGTAATACTGACAGTTCTACCGAATACGTTAAAGATGGAAACGTCTTTGCTTGGGACTTTGTAGTCGAAGATTCTTTACTTCCAAAAGTTAAGAAAATCGTAAGAGGACATATTGCAGCTAAAAGTTCCGTTTCGTAAGCTAAAGTATATACATCACATATCGGATATACAAATCCGAAATCTTAAAAGACATAAAGAATATGAAATAGTCTTTAATCGTCTTTATGAAAAGATAAAAGAAAATAGTGATAATGCAGTAGCATATATTGGTGGCGATATAGCGCACTCTAAATGTGATATGTCTCCTGAGTTAGTAGACCAATTATCAAGGTTATTCAAGAATCTTTCTGATATTGTTCCTACTATTATTATTGCGGGTAATCATGATTGTAATCTAAACAATCGTTCACGTCTTGATGTTCTAACACCTATAGTTAATAATCTTAATCATCCAAATTTACATTACTTAAAAGATACAGGTATATATAAATGTGCAGATACTTCATTTGTAGTATGGGATTGTTGGACAAATGAAAAAGATTTTATAGAAGCTAAAGATGTAGAAGGTGATACTAAAGTAGTTTTATTTCATGGAACGGTAGACAAAGCAGAAACAGATTTAGGTTTTAAATTACCCTCTGATGTACATATAAAAAAGTTTAAAGGTTATGATTTAGGATTACTTGGTGATATTCATAAACGCCAATTTATTAACAAAGAAGAAACTATTGCATATTGTGGTTCTTTAGTTCAACAAAATCATGGAGAAGATATTGGTAAAGGTTATTTACTTTGGGATGTTCCAAATAGAAAATCAGAGTATATTGAAATACCAAATGATTTTGGATATTATACAATAAACATTGACAATGGAAAACTACCAACAGATTTACATGATCTTCCAAAGAAAGCTAGATTAAGAGTAAGGGTTTCTAATACATCAGGAACACAACTTAAAAAATGTTTAGCAGTAATACAACACAAGCATGGTATACAAGAAGTAGTAGTTAATAGAACAGATATATTAACTGATAGAGTTAGAGATGGCAATAAATTAGATTTAGGTGATGTAAATAATCCTGATTTTCAATATGAAATGATTGAAGAATATCTTAATAATAATTTTTTAGTTGATAATGAAACACTTAAAAAAATAAAAGATATTAATGATGAATTAAATGGTTCTTTACCTATAGATAATATAACAAGAAATGTAGATTGGGTACTTAAACGATTTGAATTTTCTAATATGTTTAGTTATGGTGAAGATAACATAGTAGACTTTACTGCATTAAATGGTACGATTGGTTTGTTTGCTGCAAATGCAAGTGGTAAATCATCTTTATTAGATGCATTATGTTTTTGTTTATTTGATACATCAACAAGAACTTATACTGCAAATTCAGTTTTAAATAATAAAAGAAAGTCTTTTAAATGTAAAGTGTGGTTTGAAGTTAATAATCAAGAGTATGTAATTGAGAGAATAGCAAAGAAAAAAAGAAATGGTCATGTGAAAGTTAATGTAGATTTTTATACAATTGATGATAGTGGTGATCTAATTTCACTTAATGGAGATCAAAGAAGAACAACTAATTTAAATATTCGACAAGTTGTAGGAACATTTGATGATTTTATATTAACAACTCTTTCAGCACAAAATGCAAATACTGTTTTTATAGATAAAACTCAAAAAGAAAGAAAAGAATTACTTGCTCAGTTTATGGGATTGGGTATTTTTGATAAATTATATACTATGGCAAATGAAGAGATATCTGAAGTTCAAGCAGTATTAAAAAACTTTAGTAAAACAAATTATGATGAACAACTTGCTGATGCAGAAAATCAAATTGTAATATTAAAAGATGATTTAAAACAAAAAAGAAGTAATTATAGGGAAATAGAAAAGAAAGTACATAAGTTACAAGAAGGAATATTAAATAAAAGTAAAAAAATTAGACCAATAGATGAAACTTTAACTGATATAAATCTTTTACAATCTGAATTAAAAGATAATCAAGAATTACACACACAAACTCAAATTTTATTTCAAGAGGCTTTACATCAAATTTCTCATATTGAGGAAACCAAAGAATTTACTATTAAACAATTAGAAGAATTAAAAAAAGAAAATGTATTACAGAAATATAGTGAATTAGAATCTTTTAAATATGATTATGAACAAATTAATATTGATATAGAAAATTTGAAAAAAGAAGTTAAACATAAGTTAGATAAGATTAGAAAGCTTGGTGATTTAGAATACGATCCTGATTGTAAATTTTGTATGAATAATGTCTTTGTGAAAGATGCAAGAGAAACAAAAAAATTATTACAAGAAGATAAAGTTAAATCAGGTAAATTAATATCAAAAATAAATCAGTTAGACTCTCAAATAAAAGATTATGAACCGATTGAAAAAAAGAAAGAACAATATGATAAGTGTGGAGAATTATTTGAACAATTAAATAATGAATTAACAACAATTGAAGTAAAGAGAGATCATTTAGGAGAAAAGACTTCTTATCTTGATGAAAAAATTGAAAATGTACAAGAGAATATTCAAAAATATTATGGACAAGAGAAAGATATTATTTTTAATAATACAATAAAAACAGAAATTGAAGTATTAGAAACTAAACTTGATACGGAAAGTTTAGAATTAAAAGGTGCAGATAAAAAATTAAAAGAAACAGAGATAGAACTTAAAGTTTCAGAGAATCAAAAGAAAGAAATTATTAAGTTTATAGAAGAAGTTCAAGAATTAGAAGAAAAGCATGGAGCATATAAATACTATCTTGAAGCAGTTAAAAGAGATGGTGTTCCATATGAGTTAATTAGTAAAGCATTACCTGCTATTGAGGGTGAGGTAAATAATATACTATCACAGTTAGTTGATTTCACAATGACTTTTGAAATGGATGGTAAAAATATTAATAACTATATTGTATATGATACAGACAATACTTGGCCTCTTGATTTGAGTAGTGGTATGGAACGATTTATATCATCACTTGCTATTCGTGTAGGATTAATAAACGTATCTAACTTACCAAGAGGTAACTTCCTTGCTATTGACGAGGGCTGGGGAACGATGGATAGTGAGAATATTAATTCAGTATATAATTTATTTCAATATCTTAAAACACAATTTCAATTTACATTGATTGTATCTCATATTGATACAATGAGAGATGCAGTAGATACTTTATTAGAAATATCAAAAGAAGGAGATTACAGTTCTGTATATTTTGAACCTGTAAAATCAGCCTGATAGAATTTTTTTAGAGGGTTGACTTTTAAGAACATTAGTCGGTTTTTCTAATAAACAATTTTTCTTTATAAGTTGCTCAACAAGAGCATACATTTTATATCCATTTTCTTTACAATATATTTTTAGAATATCTCTATATTCTTTTCTTATTTTTATATCTACAAGTTTTTCCATGTAAATAAATATAAAATCATAAAATTTTCATACTTTTTTATGAAGTTGAAAACAAAAAGAGGTATATATGATATTTATTAAAGAATCAAAACGGAACTTTTATGATATTAGAACGCAGAGTTAGAAAACAAAACCTACATAAGTTAGACATTCTAATTCAAGATACCACCAATGAATTTTTACAAATTCTTGATATCCCTGACACTTTGCCAGAAGGTCGAAGTTCGTTTTTAATTAATGGTTCACCATTTTTAAAATTAACTACAGACGTTTTAGTTGAAATATTAGATAGGGATAACAATACTGTATTTGTAAACCCTGTATTTGATCCTCATTTTGTTGCGATGGAAGGAACTGCTAGGGCTATTACAACTGAAATCTATCAAAGTACTCCTGGTGGAAGAGCATTATTAACAGTTGTTGGAGAACTTGATCATACTAAATTTTTAGGTGAAGTTCCTTTGACTCCTGATTTATTAGATCAATTAGCTGTAGAATCAGATCCACTTTTTACAGGTAATGTTTCTTTTGCTCAAGCAGTTTCAGAAAATTATTTAATACCTGAAGAGTTCAGAGGAGTTTATAATGTTAAATATACAAAAGTATTACATATAAATCCCAAAGCAAGAAATACACAACCTATAAAATTTTATAGAGCACCACAGATACAAGCTAGAGAAATTATTAGAACAGAAGTATCACCATCAGAATCAATTTTTATAAAAAATGTAGTTGTGTCTGATGGACAAATGAAAGGGTCTAGAGTAAATCCTTCTGATGGTTCTTTAAGATTAGTAGATCCTGCAGAAATAGCTCCTGTAAGATCTGTAATTGCTTGTGATAATAACGCACAAGGAACTAATAAAGTAATAGGAACAATATATAATAGACAGTATCCAATTACATTAACTTCTGCTGATTCTTTTGGTAGTATTATTAGAAGAGATTGGGAGTTTGGAGATCCACACGTAACGGCATCTCAGTATTTGGATACGTTACCAGCACAAACTTATACTTATACCAAAGCTGGAATTTATAATGCTAAATTAGTTGTACATAGTCCTACAGGACAATATGATTTAGATAGACAATCAATAACAATTTCTAATCCACCTGCTCCAGTTGCAGATTTTACTTCACTTGACCCAACCACAAATACGGGAGAAACAGTTAAAATTACAGGTAGTATGGAGGATCCAAATTCAAGGACTTTTAGATTTAAAGATACTACCACTAATGTAGTGGATATTGTAGATCCGTTAATATTTGGAACAAAGTTTAGTAATTTAAATGATACAGAGTATAGTTGGTCTTTTGGTGATGGTAATACATTTAATGGTATTGGTAACACTGCAAGAAATCCTGAAAATACATATGTACAATCGGGTTCATATAATGTAGCACTTACTGTTAAGAATGCATATGGTACTCAAACTAATACTAAAACGAGTAACAATCATATTTTAATTCAACCTTCTTTACCAACGGTAGATTTTTCTGTTGATTCAGGAAGTATTAGTCAAGCACAAGCATTATCTGCGGCATCCGCAACTGTACAATTTACTAATAATTCAGTTTATTATGGAGATTCTATTTCATATGCTTGGACTTTTAATTCAAGTGGAAGTACCTCAACGGCTGTAAGTCCAACTTGTATTTATACAGGTTCATATGCGGCAGATACTACTTTTAATGTAACATTAACTGCTACAGATAATTTTGGTAGAAGTGTAACTGTAACTAAACCAAATATGATTAGTATTACACCTTCTATTCCTGTTCCTGATTTTAGTGCAAATATAAGAGAATTTACTTTAGGACTTGGTGGTTCACAACAAGTACAGTTTACAGACGAATCTACTTCAGAAACTAACTTAACATATGATTGGTATTTTAATGGTGCTACGACAGGAAGTAGTTTATTGACTAGTAATAGTTCTACTATTGAAGGTGGATTGACTGGAACTGTTTGGGGAAATGGGGCAAGTGATGGTGCAACTTTAGATGCATCTACAGCAACATATCGTTCAGGTAATAAATCTTTAAGATTAAGAAATCTTACTGCTGCAGATTTAACTGATGTTTATACTTTTGGTTATGATATTGGTAATTCTGGAATATCTGATTTAAATACGTGGAAAGCACAGTATAGTTTAGCTGATATTACTCAAGGTGATTCTTATACTATGGAATTTTGGGCTAAATCTGATTTACCCTGGTTATCACCAACTATTCTTGCAGGAATGTTTGGTGCTAATGCAAATGGTAATATTTTTGGAGCAGGTCCTACAGAAGATACTTGGGTTATAAAAGAATTTCCTGTTACTAATAAATGGCAGAAATATAATTTTACTTTTACTTTTAAGCACCCAAATAGTAAATACCTTACAACTCGTTTAGGTGTTAATGAATTAGGTCAAGGAAGTGGTCATATTTATTTTGATGATATCTATGTTTATAAAGCTAATTCTACATTACAAAATCCAAAAGTAACTTATAGATCAAGAACTGATGGATCAAGGGGAACGGTTAGATTATCTGTAACAAATACAGCTGGAATTGAAAGATCTGAAACAAGAAGTAATTATATAAATACTTTAGTTGGAAAACCATCCGCTTCATTTACAATAGATGATACTACGGTACAAACTCAAGTTCCTATAACATTTAATGGTGCAGGTTCTGATTCATATTCACCAATACAACATTTTAGATGGAATTGGGGTGATGGAACATTTGATAACATATATAGTGGTGTTGAAACTGCAACTCACAAATATACAACAGCAGGAACTTATACACCAAAATTAACTGTTTATTCTGCTGATGGTACGTCTACCGAAGTTAGTGTGGGGAATGTTACAATTAGTGCACCACCTGCACCGACAGTAGCTTTAAATTTTAGTCCAAATTCTTATGATCAATCACAAGGAGAAACACCTCATGAAGTAGAGGTAGAAGCAGTTATTTCAGGGCAAGCAACTGCAAGTAATATTACATTTGGTCAAGGTGATAGAACAAATTCTAGATTAGGTTTTACTGTTTATGATACTCCTGGAACATATACAATTACTGCAACGGCTTCTGGGCCAGGTGGTAGTAATTCAGCAACCAAAACAATAACAGTTTCTGCACCACCTGTACAAATAGAACCTGTAGATGAAATTGAAGATCCCGATCCAAATTTATTTGATGAAACTTTATTAGCAAATCAAGCAGGTTCAAGTTTAGGAGCAGGTTCAGGTACAGGACAAGATCCACCTTCACCATATGGTAGTGGTGGTGGAGGCGGTTCTCCAGGTTGTGTTTTAGCAGGAACAATTCTTAGAACTTCAAGGGGAGAAATACCTGTAGAAGAAGTTACTGTAGATGACTTATTACTTTCTTATAATTTTGATAGTAAGGAATTTGATTATTATAAAATAGAAAGTGCGTGGAGTACTACTCAACCCACAAGAGTTTTTGTTGAAACAGAAAATGGCAAATCAGTAGAATGTTCAGATACACACTTATTCTATCATCCTGATTATAAGAACCAAGAGATTTGTGTAAAAGATTTAAATGTTGGTGATATAGTTTATACTATTGATGATGATGAAAATGTAATAGAAGATCCAATTAGAAATATTACTATTTTTGATGAAGAAGTAACAGTATATAACTTTAAAGTTCCTGTAGTACATTCTTATATAACTAATAATATTATATCTCATAATGCACAGAAATCAGAACCTGAAGGTAATAACCCATATAATATGCCATATTTTATGAATCTAGCTTCTCCTGAAACAGAAAATTTTGTGATTGAAGCAACTGGAGATGATTCTATAGATTTTACAAGACATATGTTGGGTGGAACATTACAAATTTTCCCAAACACAGGTTCAACGGATATGGATATTTTAAATTCCAATACTGAACCTTCTAAGAGGTATTTAGTAACACAGCAACCATTAGTTACTAAGATAAGAAAAATTAAAACTAATAAAACTATTGTTCCTGATGTAAACGGATTAATTGTTCAGAATAGATTAGATAAAGATAAAGGTGTTGTATTTAGTGAGTATCAAGATTTTGGTGCTAGTAGTTATTCGATGAGTTTTCAAAGACCCGTTACTGCTTCGTTTAGAGTTATAAATAAAAAATCTTTTGCAAAAATAAATTTAACACAATTAAGAACATATTCAGGAGATGTATCTAGAGTAAAAGTATATTATCAAACTGCTGCACAGAGTGGATATAATCTTATTGGTGAATCTGTACTTCAAGCACCTGAAATATTAGCAGACCCTGGTGTGCGGTTTGGAAAGAAAAAAATTGGATATTTTTCAGATCAAGGTCATTTAGATTATTATTGGTATAGTAGAGAAGGTTTTCGTGCAGGTTTTTGGGGTGGAGTAGATTCTGCAGATAGTGTTTTTGGTTGGAATACACCAACTGCTTCTTTAACACACCAAAAAACACCATATATAGATACTATGAAAATATCTGGATCTAACTATAACTACAATGAGGTAGTGGGTTTATTTCATAAGTTTCCAATGAGATTAGTTGCAGGAGTAGAATATACACTTAGATTTCAATTATCAGGAATAAAAAAGAAAAAACAATTAGATAAAGATCAAGCTGCAAAAATTGGAGCTAGTTTTCCAGCAGCACATAAGAGTCAAGCTAAAATAAGATTTTATGTATCGGGTTCAAGTTTAAAAGCAACTACACCATATGGTTATGATTTAGGTTATGCAGAATTAGAAAGCGCTGTTTCAGAATCTTATGATTATGTAGAACATAATTTTAGGACTACTAAAAATGGTGATGGTAGATTACAATTAGTTGCTGAATCGGGTGAGTGGTATATAAATGATTTAAGTATTAAACCAGCAAGAGAGAGTGGATTTAGTCCTGATTTTTCATCATTAGTGGTGCCAGTTCCAGAATTGGCTCAAAAACCAAGTGATATAGAATTTTATGCAGAGTTTTTTGATTTAAATAGTAATGTTGCTAATATACTTGCAATAGGTAAGCAATCAGAATTATTTCAAGGTTCTTCTTTAGTTATAGAAGGAACTGATAATACAATATCTGGCTCATTATTTTTAGGTGGAGATACAGAAGGATCAGGTATTGAGGTACATGGTGGTTCATCTTATATAAGAAATATTGGATACTTAGGGTATAATAGTGCTTCAATGACACAAACTCCTGAAATGCCTGAAAGAGGTAAAGCAGGATTTATGCTTTGGAGTGGATCTTTATTAACAGATATTACTGATGAATATAATTTAGGTGATGTTGGTTTTGAATTACATGGTGGTCCAGGAGTAAGAAATAATACAGCAGGTGCTATGAGATTCCGTTCATCTACAGGTAGACTTGAAGTTACGGGCTCAATTGTAGCAACTGATGGACATTTTGCAAGAAATTTTAGTGTAGGAACGGGTTCAGAAGCTATAGAAATTTCTTCTTCTAAGTTTATAATGAAAACAAAAAATTGGAATCATCCAACTTCAAGTGCAGGTTGGGCTATAAGTGGTAGTGGAGAAGCATTTTTTCAAGAAGGTCAGATAGGTGGTTGGCAATTAAAAACATTAGATAGGGGAACTGTACGAGAAAGAGCGGTTTTAAGTGGAAGTAATATAACATTGGATGCGGGTGGTGCAGCACTTTATATGTCTAATAAAGGACCAGGTTCAGATCAAGTAAATCAGTTTACAACTTTAGCAGATGAATATTATTTAGATTTTACACCATCTCAAAGTGAGGCAATACAATCATCAGATTATTATGTTTCATTTGGACCTAAATTTAAAGTAGATAAAGATGGAACATTATTTGCAAGTGGTGCAAAATTTGTTGGAACGATAACTGCAAGTGCAGGTTTACTTGGTGGATTTAATATAGGTTCTGCTTCTATGTATGCAGGAGCACCAGAAGGTTCACCAAATTTCTTTTTAAGTGGTTCTGCGACAGGTAATAGTGGTAAATCTTCATATTTTATATCTTCTTCAAGATTTCAAGTAACAGCAGAAGGTGATATAACAGGTTCACAAGTTTTATTTACAAGTGGTAAAATTGGTGGGTGGTCACTTTCTACTACATTATCAGCAACAAATATTTTACTCGACCCTGCTACACCAAAAATAACATTAGGTGATAAATTAACATTAACAGATAGTAACTCAGGATTTTATGCAGGCACAGACGGAATAGCATTGGGTGCTAATTCTGTATTTAAAGTTACATCAGCAGGTGCATTAACTGCTACAAATGCTACAATTACAGGAAATATAACGGCACAAACAGGTACTATTGGTGGATTTAATATTGGAACAGATTTATCCAACTCTGCTGGTGGTTCTAACGCATTAGTATTAAAAGGTGCTAGTGGACAAATTACCGCTTCAAACGTTTTATTTAGTGGTGGTAAAATTGGTGGTTGGAGTTTAGCAACTGATGGATTTAGTTCTGATAGTGGTGAATTACAAATAACGGGATCAACAGGGCAAATTACAGGTTCACAAGTATTATTTAGTGGTGGAACAATAGGTGGATTTACGCTAACATCTACAGCACTAACGGGAGGCAGTACAGGTACGACTGTGGCACTTACTCCTGGAACTGGCATACATATGGGTCATGCAACTTTTGGAAGCGCACCATTTAGTGTTACAAATGCAGGTGTATTAACAGCAACATTAGGACAAATAGCAGGATTTACAATAGCGACTACGGGCATAACGTCTACAGGAATTGGTGTACATCCAAGTGGTCAAACTCATGCATTTACTGCTGGTACAAGTAATGAGTTTAGTGTAAAACATAGTGGACAAGTAAGTGGATCAAATGTAAACTTTACAGGCGGTAGAATTGGTGGTTGGGTAGTAAGTAATACTCAAATTACAAGTAGTGGTTTAGTTTTAGATTCTACAGGAGATATAAGGTCAGCCAATTTCCAACCAAGACTTACAGGTTGGAGAGTATCATCACAAGGTAATGGAACTGCAGAATTTGAAAATGTTCGTATAAGAGGAACTTTAGCTACTACTACTTTTGAAAAAGAAACTGTAAATGCAGTTGGTGGTCAATTGTGGGTTGGTAACTCAAGCGTTATGTCAGAATCAATAAGTTCGGTTCAAACAAATATATTAATAGAAAATGTTAGTGGTTTTCAAAAAAATGAAGTTTTAATAGTCAAAAAAACCAACCCTACAGGATTTACTAAAGAATATATGTTGGTTACAGGCAGTAAAAGAATTAATGAAGCATCTGATACTGATTTTTCTGGCCACCTTCATGTAACAAGAGGATATGGTTCTTCAACTTCACAATCTGTTTTCCTAACAGGTTCATTATTAAATGAAGGAAGTGGTATAAGTACAACAATTGGAACTTTTGGTGTAGATAATTTCCAAGGTCCTACCGCCGACGCACCCGCATTAGTATACAAGTTAATAAAAATTGATGATGAAAAGATGTTTGTAACAGGATCTACAGCAACAACTATTTCAGTTGAAAGAGGTGTTGATGGTAGTTTAAAGGCTACTCATACGAATAATGCAGGAATTCTTGTAGCAGATGACAATACTTCATTTTTAAGTGGATTAGTTTCACCACAAGAAAGTTATGATCCAGGTCAGGTAATAGTAAGTTCAGGTAGATATATAGGTGGCACAGGAAGTAATACTACAGGTAGTGGTTATATTAGATTAAATGCAAATCCAAAAGATGGAACTACACCATTTATAGATTTTGTTGAAAGAACAGGTAGTGGAATTTATGATGTTCAGTTAAGAGCAAGATTGGGTGATTTAAGTGGATTAGTTAATACAGCATATGGTACTGCGGTAGCAATGCCAAAAAATCCAGGATTTGGTTTAGCAAGTGAAAATGTATTTTTAAAAGGAACGATAAAAGCAACAAGTGGTTCTATCGCTGGTATAAAGATGGAGAGCGGACAACTATTCTCAGGAGAAGGTAGTTACTACAATTCTAATACACCTTTTTATCTCTCAGGTAAAGGTGATGCAACAGCAGGTGATTTTAGTTTGGGTAACAAACTAAAATGGGATGCAAGTACAAGTACACTTACAATAGCAGGACAAATTACATTGGAGAGTGGTGGTGGATTCGATCCTGATGGGTTGATTAGTGGTTCTGCACAAATAGCTGGTGATATAAGTGGTTCTATAGCTGGTCAAACAGGCTCATTAGAT